TTTTGCCAGCTCTAATTTAACAAATATTAATCTTCCATCTACTATAACTAGTGATAATTCATTATCTGGCTTACAAGTGAATAGTATTCAAAATATTAATGTAGATTCAAATAATACTGTAATTAAAAGTATAAGTGGGGTTGTTTTTTCAAAAAATGGAAATCAATTAAAATTATTTCCTGCTGGAAGAACAGGTTATTATAATATGCCCTACGGTGTTACAAATATAGGAAATCGTGCATTTTTTATTACTAGAATAGTGGGGATAGATATTCCACAAACTGTTCAAAAAATTGGCAACGATGCATTCTTTATTTCTCAATTAGAAAGCGTATCAATTCCTAATAGTATAATTGAAATTGGTGCTAACGCGTTCGGTACGTCCACCAGTCTTAAGAGCGTAACTATTCCAGATGTTATCACGACTGGATTTAAAGATTATATATTTAATAATTGCTATAATTTAGCTGAAGTTACTCTATCAAATAAAATGACCGAAATTCCCGTTGGAATGTTTTTTGCTTGTACTGGATTACAACAAATTGTTTTACCACCAAAACTAGAAATTATAAGGAGTAACGCTTTCTTTAACTCAATTATTAAAAATTTTATTATTCCTCCTACTGTTAAATACATAGAAAATACTGCATTTGGAGCTAGCTTTACGAATCTAAATAGTGTCGATTTCTATTTTGTTGGAAAAGATTTTCCAAACCTTCAAACTAGATATTGTTTTGAGTATTCGATCTCGCCCCAGCCAATTTTCGTAACATTTTATATATATTCTTCAATTATAAATTTTCCAACAGATCTTGAATTTTATCTTCCTTCAGTTAAGAAAGTATTATTTATAGATACGCCTACTATTAAGGGATTAGAAACTTTTGGATTTCCATTTTATAATAGTCCAGGAAAAGTTTCAATTAAAAAAGAAAATAGCGGTTCTGGTAAAATAAGTTTAAATAAAAATTAATAAATTATGCTATCAAAAAAATCATTAGATCTAATCTTAGAATTTGAAGTTGGTGGTGGAGAAAACTACTATAATAAATTTTTAAAAAATCCAACATGGCCAGGAGAGCAAAGCGGAGTTACAATTGGCGTTGGTTATGATCTTGGATACGTTAATAAAACTGAATTTAGTGAAGACTGGAAAGACCTTCCTAAAGAAATTTTTGATAGATTGTATAAAGTTGTTGGAATAAAAGGTATCGCAGCAAAAAATCTTGTTAGAGGATTAAAAGATATAACTATTCCTTGGGATATATCATTAAAAGTTTTTAATAATAAAACAGTAACAAAATTTTATAATTTAACAAAAGAAACTTTTCCTAATTTTGATAATCTTCCAGAAGATGCAAAAGGTGGATTAGTTAGCCTCGTATTTAATAGAGGTAACAGTTTAGAAGGTGATCGTCGCCGCGAAATGAAGTTAATTAGAGATGGAATGAAATTAGTATCTACTTATGATCAAAAAGCATTAACCTTTATAGCTAATCAAATAAGAAATATGAAAAGAATATGGATTGGCGGAAGTATAGAAAAGGGTATGAGCAGAAGACGAGATGCAGAAGCTAAATTAATTGAAGATTCATTAAAAGTGTAATAGTTATTGTGAAAAAACTATTACTTGTTTTGCCATTATTTTTATTAATATCTTGTTCTGAGCAAAATTTAGATAGCAGAGAGTTACCAACTAAATATCCAGAAACACCAACAATGGGTTCTGCTGATGATATTACCAAAGAATTATATAAAAAATAATTAAAATTAATTAAAATATATATCTTTCAGTGTATATTATATAGATTATGAATTATAATTCTGAACAATACGGCTTTGATTTAATTAAAGCCAAAAAGACTTATAGACCAAAAATTCGTAAAAATAAAAATTCAGAAAAATCCTTAATATTTTCTAAAAAAATTGTAGCAGCTTTAGAAGATAAAGCTAAAACTCATAATGAACAATTTAATAAAAAAGTCACATTAGTTGAACTTAAGAAAGCTTATAAATCTGGTTTCAATAGTTCTAACGATTTAAATAAAGAAACATTAGCTCACGTTAATTTATTCCTTAGAGCAGCTCAAGAAAATATAGTTAATTTTTTAAGTCATTTTAAAGCTGGAAATTTTGAAGTAGTAGGGAATGAATTTACTATCAGAGGAAGTTTATCTCCTCAAGAAATTGATTATAAACAAGCAGAAGAAGATATCAAAAATTATGGTTTAGAAGGTTTTGATTTTAAGAATGAAGACGAATTATATCTAGAAGATGAAGAAGATCGTGTAATTATATCTGATCTAAATAATATATAAAATTATGGAAAATAAATTTAAATTCAATACAATCTTTGCTAATCTTCAATTGAAGCCAATAGTTAGTGAAGATAAAGACAAATATTTATCAGTAGCATCCTTAAGTGCTTTGAGAAAATTTTTACCACAAATTGATTCAGAGAAGAATATAGACCTTCTTCCAGTAGCTTTTGATGCTTGCGTAGTAAATAGAGTCAACAAAAATGGCGACGTAATTAATGCTGAAACTGCTTATGAAGTTGCTAAATATTTTGTTAATAAACCAATTAATATTGAACATGACAGGACAAAAGTAGTTGGTTGTATATTAAATGCTAATTTTAGTAAATTTGGCTCAAACGAATCTCTTGCAGAATTAGATATTAAAGATATGAAAGAACCATTTAATATTACTCTAGGTGGTGTTATCTGGAAGGTAGTTAATCAAAATCTAGCTAATCTGATAGAAGAGAGTAACGATCCAACTAGTGAAAATTATATGGGTATATCAGCCTCTTGGGAGCTTGGTTTTAATGATTATAATTTAGTACTTTTAAAGAATAAAGAGAAAAATTTAGAAAATGGTAAAATTATCTCTTCTGAACAAGAAAAAGCTAAATTATCTTCTAATCTAAAAGCTTTAGGTGGTTCTGGAAGAGTTAATGAAAATACTTATATTTATAGAGAGGTAACTGGTGAAGTTGTACCCCTTGGTATAGGCTTAACAATAAATCCAGCTGCAGATGTCGAAGGAGTAGCTGTTAAGCAAGAAAATAATGATGAAATGTTAGAAATTGAACAAAATCAATCAGATATTCAAATATCCGAAGAGGTTATTGATCAAAATAATATTTCACATTCAGATGAAAATAATGTAAAGGATATTAAGATAATAGAGAGAATTATTATGAAAATAGAAAATATTAACCAAATAACCGATGATCTTCTTAAAGAAGTTAAGGCTTCGTCCATAACTGATTTTATTAATGAAGAAATCAAAAAAGCTAGCGAAACTTTCGTTGCTGAAAAAACAGAAAAAGAAAATCTTCTAAAAGAAGTTGAAGCAAAAAATGCTTCACTCGCAGAAGAGAGCGAAAAGTTAAAAACTGAAATAGCTAACATCAAAGCTAATTTAGAAAAGCTAGAACAAGAAAAAGTTGCAAAACTTAAAGAAGAAGCATTTAATGTTCGCATGGCTTCTTTTGACGAAGAATTCGAATTAAGCGATGAAGATCGTCAAGTTTTAGCTACAGATATTAAAGATTTAGAAGAAGAAGCCTTTGCTGCCTATAAAAAGAAAATGGCAGTTCTCATGAAAGAGAAAAACAAATCTACTAAAAAAGCCAAAGAAGACGAAATGAAAAAGAATATGGCTTCTGTAGTAGAGGAAGTTAAAGCTTCAACCGATTTGGAAAAATCTACAACCGAAGTTGTAGATGAGGTAATAGACAATTCCAAACTTGAAAAAAGTTCATTACCAAACTCTTCGACAGCTAATGAAGCTACTGTAAAAGAAAAATACAGTAGAGCATTTAGTTTTGAAGAAGGATTTATACTAAATAAATAAGGAGATAAAAATATGGCATTTAATCTAAGACCATTCAGAGATTATAGTGAGCATGATGTTGTCAACGTTTTCACTTTCAGTGGTGCATCTGAAAGTTCTGCCGTTGTACTAACAAAGGGCGCTGTAGTCGCAGTAGAAGGAGCAGGTTTTCAACCACTCTCTACTGGAAATCTAGGAACACCAATTGAATCTTTAGGTTCAGTCGGCGCTTCCTATAACAACACCGTATCAGATCGTTATGGTTCAGTTGCTAAAGTACGTTTGGCCAATTCTGGTGATCAACCACTTGGCTTAACTCTTATGGACATCCGTGAACTAGATGAAAACGGTGAAAAATTAGCTTTCAATCCTCGTAAAGCTGCAGAAATGAATGTTGTAATCAGTGGACAATCTGTACCAGTACTTTCTCGTGGAGTAGTATTGTATAGTGGTGTTAACGCTACAGCAGGTCATGTCGCTTATTTGGCTAATGGTGCTGCTGGCAATATAACTGCTAGTGCTACATTACCAGCAGGTGCAACCAAAATTGGCGTATTCCTCGGAACAGCCATCAATGGTATTGCTCCTCTAAAAATTCAGCTCTAATTCTAAAGGAGAAATTTAAAAAATGAAAATCAAACTAAAAAATACCCCAGAGCAAGTAGAGCTTATCAAAGCTATTGGCAGTAAAGATGCCACAGTAGCTAGAGAAGCTGGCGAAGCTTTTGCCGCTTTCATCGGACCAGTCGTAAGTAAGGTTCTAATGCAAGCAGGAACAGCTAGCGCAATTTATACTGACGCACCATATGATGAAGATGACTCCCCAAGTCTACCTTTAGATCTATATTATAACGAAGGCACAGACTACGTTACAGTATGGAGTCAAAATGTAGCTGGTGGTCTACCAACTTCAACAGTTGAAGGCTTCAGTGAACTAAAAGTTTCTACATATCGCCTAGATACAGCAGTTAGCTTCTTAAAACGCTATGCTCGTCGTGGTCGCATTGATGTAGTTGGAAAAGCAGTAGAGCGCATGAGCAATGAAGTTCTTGTAAAACAAGAGCGCAATGCTTGGGCAGTCGTTCTAAAAGCTCTAGCAGAAGCTAGAAGTGCTGGCGCAGTAAGCGCTGGATCAGTTAATCCAGAAGTAACAGGTGGCCATGTTATTCCAAGTACCTCAGTTGGAACATTCCAATTGGGAGATTTGAATAATCTAATGACCCTAATGAAAAGAATTAATACTTCTTATGCTGGTGGAACAACTGTTGATACTTATGGACTAACCGATCTATTCGTAAGTCCAGAAGTAAAAGCTGATATTCGTGCTTTCGCATATGCACCAATCATCAATAGTAGCACAGCCACAAACTTACCAGATGGAGTTCGTGAAGAAATCTATCGTAACGCTGGAGTTCAAGAAATTTATGGAGTCACAATCCATGAGCTAGTTGAACTTGGAGTTTACGGTAAATATAACGCTCTCTATCAAGCTCTTAGAGGCTCTCAAACATCAATCGCTGATAATTCAGAGATTTCTATCGGTCTCGACCTCAGTCGCGAAGGATTTATTCGCCCTGTTGCTCGTCAAGCCGAGAGTGGTGGAACATTCAATGTTCTTCCAGATGATCAATTCGCAACTCGCTCCGAGAAAACTGGATTCTACGGATTCCTAGAAGAAGGACGCGTTTGTATTGATGCTCGTACCATCGTTGGTCTAAGAGTTAAGGGTGTTTAATTAACTTAAGCAAGACTTAAACTTATTAAGAAACCCCTAGGAGAAATCCTAGGGGTTTTTTATTTTTATTTGTTCCCCCATTTTTAGTTTTCGTGTAACCCCTTGTAAGGTAAAAGGAGAAAAATATGAAGAAAAAGGTAAAAAATATAGGTGAATTGTCTCAAACTCACGGAAAAACAGAAGAAAAAGAATATAGAACACTAGATCAAATTTGGGGAGATGATGGAATCCGCAAATATAAGACTCTAGATGAATCTGAGTATCTTCTTTCATTAAAAGAAATGAATAAGAGCGATTTACAAGCTCACGCTAGTAAGTTTGGATTAATTCCAGTAGACGACAGAGAAACTCTTATTAAAAGACTAGTTAAAGAATTTAAAAAACATACTTCTTTATACAACGTACCAAAACAAAAAATTAATTATGTTAAATTAGATAAAACTGCTAAAGATGTTTTATCTGAAGGTCGTTAAAATAATCATTAAGAAATTAATGATTTGTTTTTAGTTTTTTTAAAAAAAATTAAAATTTATTTAGTATTTTTAAGTGTAAATTACATATAATAAATACTAGGAGAAATTAAGATAATGCCAGCAACACCATCAACAGGACAAGTCACAACTGGAACATTTTATTTGCAATTAAAAACTGGCATTGGTTTTGCTGAATTAAAAGTAGATGATAGTGGATACTACTCTCAAATAACAAGAGCGTACAGAGAAAATGCAGCTAATTTTTATCCATATTACCGCGATCAAGGAAGACCAGCTCCTGCTTATTTAACTTCTGGAAATTATAAATATTTAATAGAAAAAAACCGTAGTACATACACGCTTGATGATCAAGATGGAGGTGGACCAGTTTCTCAAGGTGGAAATGGTGGAATTTTCCCTTATAGTTATGTTTCAGTTAATCTAGGATCAGACGAAGTTTATATTGGAAAAGGTGCATGTAATACAACAGGAACTTATAGTCCAAGTTCTAATACTTATTATACAGTCGATACAAGAGCAGCTATAGGTTATGATGATAGAAATAATTTTACTGTAAATGCAACTAGTGGTGGCAAAGACAACTATGGTCATTTTAGTAAAAATATCATAGATAAAAATTCACTTGATGAAAATAATAACTCTATACTTGGAGGAAATTGTAATTGCATAAGAAATAATGTTATGTCTGTAATCGGTGGCGGTTGTTGTTCTACGATTACATCTTATAATAATTATCTTAGTATTAAAAGTAGCAATACTATTGCAGGAGGATATAGAAATAACATTTGCGCAAATAGCTTCAATACTATAGCTGGTGGAACTTGTAATTGCATAGGAGGATCGAATAATGCATGTAATACCATTGGTGGTGGATCATATAATGATATATGCGATAATACTTGGGAGAGTGTTATTGCTGGTGGAGTAAACAATACAATTGAAAATTCCACACGAGCATTTATTGGCGGTGGCGTAACTAATGCCATAATTTGTAATGCTGGTGGTTCAGTAATTGGTGGTGGTTCTAATAATAGCGTTTGTCTTTTTAGTTCTGTTCTTGGCGGAGGTGAGAATAATACCATTACATGTTATCCAAATAGTATTCACGGAGATAGTTTTCTTGGAGCAGGAAAACTTAATACCGTAAGCGCCACTATGTCTTTTTTTGGTGCAGGATCATTAAATAAAGTTGGAGATTGTGGTGCTGGAGATGAAGCTTATTCTTCTTTGATGGTATTAGGTGGTGGTTGCTGTAATTTCCTTTTAGGAAATGGCCCTAGTATGATAGGAGGATTTGGTAATGAAGCCGTAGGCAATAGAATAGTAGTTGGAGGTGGATACAAAAATAAAATTGGTCATACTACAATAGATTATTGGAGTAATGCTTCGTGTTATGCTGCATTAATGAATAGAGACCAACTCCCAGATGCAGCAGTAATTGGTGGTGGACAATTTAATTGTATTGTAAATGGTGGTTGTGTTGCATCAATTTTAGGCGGAGCACAAAATAGAATTGTAAGTGGAAATTATAGCTCTGTATTAGGTGGTTTTTATAATGAAATACATGGAGCAACAGATTCATTTGTTATTGGAAGTAGAGGTACTATAAGTGGCTGGGATTTCACTGGAGTTGGCGGAATAAAAAGTGGATACGCTTTTAGAGGAGCAGGTTTAATAACTGATGGTCTTAGTAGAGCATTTAATCCAGAATCATTTGCATTAAATTTAAACTTTACAAACGGAGTTATATTAACTCCACAAATTAATCTAAGAACTGTAACTTATGGTCCAAATAATTTATTAGAATCAGTAGGAATGGAAACAGGATTCGTAGGAAACAGAAGAGGTGTTTATTTTGGATATACTGGCGGAAGACTTGTCGCTGATACAGAGGGTAATTTAAAAAATATTCAAATCGGAGATCTTAATCATGTTGTTCCATGGATAGATTATTCTGGTGATGCACCTGGAACAAAAACATTTATAAGAAGATATAATCCTGCGATTACAATTGGAAATTTAAATCATGGTGGTTATGAAAATATTTTAATAGGAATTCAAAATGCAGCCTTGTTCCAAAAATTTGAAGATGCAACTGGCATTGTACCAAGTGGTGGATATGTTGGTTCAGGAGCATTAAGAACAATACCTAACGCACAAGGACAACGCACTCCATGGGGATATCCAAATGATACTTGGCCATATTTCCAAGGAAGAAATGTTTTAGTTGGACATTTCAATACTTCCACGGGTACAAGAAACGTAATATATGGTATTCAAAATGAAGCATTTGATACATCAAATGATAATATATTAATTGGTAATAGTAATGCAATCATAAGACAAGGAGTAAGATATTTTACTGGAGTATCTGGAGTTGTTACTGGAATATTAACTCCAACAGGATTTAATGGTTTTAAGAGTTCAAATGTTTTAGTAGGTATAGGTCAAGTTGAACAAGGTGGTTTTCATTCTATATTATTAGGTTTAGGAAATCAAGGAACACAATCTTATGGAGCAGTGATTGGAATAGGTAATACTAACTCTGGTACAAAAAATTATACATTTGGAGGCAATAATACTAATTTAGGTCAATTTAGTACTGTCTTAGGAAATACAAATACAATTCTTGATATTTCTGGATCAGTAAATAATGTAGTTGGTTATTATAATCTAATTCAAGGTACAGGAACAAATTTTGTATCTACTCTTGGTGATCGTAATTTTATAACATCTGCAGTTAAAGGTTTAGTTTTAGGTGGAGAAAATGAATTAGGACCAACAACTTCAACTCTAGCAATTGGATTTAAGAATACAGTTTTTGCATCAGATTCTAATATAGTTGGTTCAAATAATTTTGTATTTAGTGGCAATAATAATTCTTACAATAATTCAATTATTTTTGGAAATGATAATGTAAGCTCAAATACTGAAGTAGGAATTTTTGGTCATAGTAACTGGGGCACGAGTTATAAATCATATATCTTAGGAAGCTCAAATGTTACAACTAGTGAAGCAAGTATTGCTTTAGGATATAAAGCAAAAACTAGAAATTATGGTGAATTAGCATTTGCTGCTGGACCAATAGCTTCAATAAGAGAAGGATCATCTCAAAAAACTCAATTAATTTGGAAAGGAATTACAAGTGGAAATTCTCTCGTTCCTCAAGAATTAACATTAGATGGAGTTTATTCTAGTGGAAATTATACTTCTGGAAAAGCATTTTTAAGATCTGGTCATATTTGGAATGGCATATTAAATGTAGTAGCTTCTGAAACAGGACTAACAAATATTAAAACAGAAACAAGAAATATTACAGCGATAAATAGAAATAATTCATTAATAGTTGTAAATGATCAAATTACTAATTCTGCTTCATATGGAAGTCCGACATGGGGATTGTCAGTATCTGGCGACAGCACAAATAGAGCTCTAGCAATTAATGTAACTGGTGCATCTAATAAAATTATCCTATGGAATGTTGTTGGTGAATTTAATCAAATGTTTGTGCCAACTTCTGAAATAGTAAATAGATACGAATTTATCAATGGAACATTAATAAATAATGTTGTCAAGAGTGGTACTAGTTTATAATTGATTTATTGTAAAATATTATTAAATTAAATGTGTAATTTATTATATGGCAACTTCATATAATATAAGCACAATTCAAGGCGACAATTTACAAATAACTCTTTCTGTAAAAGATCAATATAATACTCCAGTTAATTTAAGTGGATACGATGTAAGAGGAGTTGTTAAATATGCTTATGGTTTTACAGGATTATCTGGACTTATAGTTGATTTAGCGCCAGTTATTAATAGTGGAGTAAATGGCTCGCTTTATGCTTCTGGATTTATAAATATAAATATTCCATCATATACAATGACAACTATTCCAGTAGGTTCATTTGTTTATGATATCGAAAGATTTCCAGAAGGAATTCCTACTGGAAATTCTTTAAAATTATTAAGAGGAAAATTTATTGTTAGTCCAGAAGTTACAAGTTTTTAATTTATGGATGAAATCAATGTTGACGTTATTGTTTCAAATGGAACGAATGTTGAAGTCAATTCGCCGTCAACATCTGTAAATGCTTTTGTAAATTTACCACCGCCATTACAATCAACTACAGATTCTCCATCAATAGATTATAATGCTCACGTTATTCTTCCTGGTCCACAAGGTCCTCCAGGAATACAAGGTCCAGTTGGACCTCAAGGCCCACAGGGAAATATTAGTGGAATTAATGATTTAAATGCTCAACTTATTTATTTGAGTGGACAAGATGGCGTTAATATATATACTGATAATTATAATACAATTTTTATATCTGGAAATAGTGGATATTTTCAATCTCTTATAAATACAACAAATAATAATTTAAATATAACTGGTAATACATTAGCTGCAGATCTTTTGACTACTGGAATTACGCTTCAAACTAACATTAATACGGTTGCATCGAATTTAATTACGACTGGAAATACTCTATCTACAAACCTTGTTTCTACTGGTAACTTTTTAAGTAAAAAAATAGATGATTTAAGTGGCGTCTCTGTTCTTACATATGGAAATCAACTAATATTAGGAAACAAAACTTTTAATGGCAATACAATTATTAATAATCTTACTATTACTGGAACTGAAACTATAGTAAATACATCAGTACTTAATGTGGCTAATCCATATCTTCTTTTAAATATATCTGGTGGAGCATCAGATGGTGGAATATTCTTTGTTACTGGATCTGGCTTAACAGGTATAAATGATGCTGGCCCAATCATAGGATTTGATCATAGTAATAAATTTAAATTTGGAATAAGCACAAGAAATAGTGATCTTTCACCTTTACCTGATATTGCATCCGTACAAGATATTATTGCTTATAGTGGGGTAGCAGATAATAAATTTGCAACAATAATTAATTTAAACTCAACTGGAAACGATTTACAAACTCAGATTAATACTCTTTCTAATAAAGTTATTTATACCACTGGCAATCAAATTAAAAGTGGTCGTTTAGCAATTGGTGATACTATACTAAATGCAACTAATCCATATACATTAAGTCTCCAATCAAATAATCAAGATACATTTTTAGAAATTTTAAATAGTGGTGGAGCAGGCAAAGGTGCATTTTTTGGCATGAATGAAGATAGGCTTGAATTATATAATTATCAAGGTGGAGATATATTATTCTTAACTTCAGAAAATGTAAGCGAAGGCATTGAGAGATTGTATATAAAAAACAACGGCAATATAGGAATTGGAACAAATATACCTTCTGAAAAACTAGAAGTAGCTGGAAATATAAAAGCGAATAATTTAGTATACAATACTGGTAATCAAACTATTAGTGGTGATACAACTTTTATTGATAAAATAAATATTAAAGCTATAGATGGCTCTTCTGTAGGATATATTGAAGGAACTAGCTTTGCTAACTCTCATCAAACCTTAAAAATCCAAACAGCGGGTCAAGATGAAAATTATATTGAAATAAATTCGGCTCAAAACAGCATAAATCTTGGGGAAGATCTTTTTAATATTACAAATAATAATGGAACTTTAAATTTTAATTCTACTTATGATGAAAATATTGCTATAAATGGAACAAGAAGTTTATCAGCGGATAATATATCAGCTTCTTTTAAAGAGGTATTAGTTAATAATAGAATAGATATTAAAGCTTCAGATGGCGAACTTGTTGGATTTATTTCTGGAGAAAGTAATTCTGGATCTACTCAAACACTAATAATAAATGGATTTGGTGGCACAGACGAACAAAATGTTAGAATACAATCCGCTGGAAATTCAATTCAATTTGGTGAAGCTAATTTTACTATTACAAATAATAATGGAGTTTTAAATTTTAATGGCGGAGATGATATTTATATAAATAATACAAGAAATTTAGTTGGAAGTAATATATCAGCTTCTTTTAAAGAAGTCTCTGCTAACAATTTAGTTTACAATACTAGCAACCAAAACATATCTGGAATTAAAAATTTTTACTCTAGACCAACATTAAGTGGTATTGGAGTTTCATTAATTGGTGAAGTTAGTGATAATTTAGTATATACTACTGGAAATCAAACTATAAGTGGAATTAAAACTTTTGCCACAGGAGTATTAATTTCTGGTAATCTCCAAGTTTTTAATACTGGTATTTTTAATGGTCTTAATTTAAATAACATTGATGCTCTTAGTTTGTCTGGAGTAGATATAAATATTGCAAGTGGAAATGTGAATTTAACAAATCGTCCAACTGTAAATGGCACTGGCGTACTTTTAAGTGGACAAAATAGTTTTACAGTTTATATGCAAGTTACTAATTCTAATCCTGTTAATGACAATATAAGCTATTTTAATAATCTTCCAGGCGGTCCAAGTACTCTTAGATCTAGTAAAATATTTCAAATTGGAGAAACATGTATAGCCAGAAAAGCTTCTTGGAATCAATACTTAGATACTTTTACTGGTATTCCAAACCAAAATGCCACTGGATATTTTATTAACGTATCGACTAATAGAACAGGAATAATAAGCACAGTAATTAATGCTACTACAGCTGGTATATCAGGTTTTAGTTATTTTGGACAAATAATCCCTAATATCGCAGTAGGTGAAACAGATTATGTTGTTTGTGGATTAAAATGGGGAAATTATACACCAGGTTTTCGTCCCTCTGGTTGGAGAGCTGGAGTTAATATATATTGTTATAATTAATATTTGAAATATTTTTATTATATTTATATAATATACTATTGAAAACAGTAATTTTCTTCCTTCAAGGTGGTATAGGTAAACATATTGCGGCAACTGCTGTAGCTGAAAATATAAGTAAAAATTATCCAGACAGAAAACTAATAGTAATTTGCCCTTATCCAGAAGTCTTCTTGAATAATCCTTTTGTTCATAGAATCTATAGATCAAATAGCGCACAATATTTTTATGAAGATTTTATTAAAAATAAAGATGTGATATTTTTAGGTAATGAAGTCTACCAAAGTAACGAATATGTAGTAGAAAATAAGCATCTAATTGAATCATGGTGCAATATGTTTGGATTAAAATATACTGGAGAAAATCCTAGATTATTTTTAAATTACGCAGAAATGATTGATTCAGCAAGAAAATACAATAGAAACAAAAAATCTATAATTATTCAAACTAATGGCGGAGGAAATGAAGGTCCAAACTATAATTGGGCAAGAGATCTTCCTGACTTCTTAGTTAAGGATTTAGTTGATTCATTAAAAGATCAATATCATATATTTCACATTGGTCGAAGAGATCAAATCAACTACGAGCATACTGAAAAAGTTGATACTCATTTTAGAGAACTTTTTTGCTTGCTTGCTTTAACTGAAAAAAGGCTACTGATAGATTCATTTGCTCAACATGCGGGAGCAGCTTTAATGCTTCCTTCTACTGTATGCTGGATTGGGACTTCACCAGATAAATTAGGCTATAATATACATAAAAATATCATCGCTAAAGATCAATCTAAGATATTTAGTCATGCTATTGATGGAATAATAATGGAAAAAGAATTTGCTGGTTTGCCTCATCAATGTAACTATAATATAATCCAATCCTTTGATAAGGAAGAAATACTCTCAACTTTAGTTTAAATTAACGAATTGTATATCAATATTATAGTGTAATTTAGTGTATGACTAATTACATTGCTTCTATTGCCCAAGAAATATTTGAAGAATTAGGGGAACCTTCTGATTTTAGCATAGCTGCTATAGCAGCATGGTTAAGGAGAAATATTGGAGGTTTAAATAACTTTTTAAATGAATCTTTCTCAATTAACGATCAAGGTTTAGAAATTTCTCCAGCTTTAAATGACATTCAAAAATATATATTTAAAAAAATGTATAATGTATATTATTTTGATTTAAAAATTAAAAGTGTAGGAAGTTTAGCTACAACAGATTTTGTCACAATAAAAGATGATATTGCAAGCGTTCAAAAAATTAATAAAAATGAAGTACTTAAAAATTATATTTCTATAAGAAAACAAGAATATGATGAACTTAGAAACCTTGTCTATCAATATAGAAACAATGAAAGCGCACCAGTTCAAGTTGCTGGAGACGATACTATACCAGGATTTTATGGAAGATTTTATGGTATTAATAATCCAGGTTTTAGAACTAGAAATAATAATTTTTTCCCATAATTTAATTTATGAGCTACATAAGTTCAGATGTTGCAGCTAGTTTTTCTAATGAATACGATCAATTTTTTGATTATTTCTCTAGACCTTTTTTAGTTAATAAAGATCCAATAAGAGTTATTAATCAATTGGCTAGTCCAATGATTTATGGATATGGACAAAATTCTGATCAAACTAATTTTACATATGTACCTGTTACTGGTGTTTTTAGTGGAAGAATATATTATAATAACGCAAGAGATACAGACGCAGTAGATTCAGATTTGAAACTTGTATTTGCAAGAGGAGACGTTACGTTAAAAGTAAAACAACCAGCCAGAGATTTTATAGCTAACGGTAAAACTATAAATGTAGAATTTGATGGGAAAACATGGAATATTATTACAGAAGATATTGTTAAAAGATATCTTAATAACAGTTATTATGTATATGGATTGGAGCAAACAAAATAATATGGCTTCTAAAGTTAATACGAAGCAACTCAATCAAGAGCTTTCTAAGTCTTATGAACAGGCTATTAAAAAAGAAGCGTTAGATTTTGCTGAAGAAATCTTAACTGAAAACACAAAAAAATATTTAAATGAAATTGAAAATCATCCAGTCTCTCAAGAGATCGCCAATGGGCCAGATGCAGAAAATATAAGTTATACTTTAGATGGAAAAGAAAATCTTTTTGCTTTTATAGGTTTTGAAGCGGAAGATAAACCAATAGAAGATTTAAAAAATTTAATAAAAGAAAATACATTTTTAGATAAAAGATCAACATTTAATTCAAAAACTTTTGAATTAAAATTTAATATATTTACTCCATCTTTCGAAGAAATTAAATCTGCAACACCATTACCTTTTGAAAATGGAAAAAGCTGGGTTAAAGGAATAGAAGATGGAATTAGTGGATTCGGATATTATGTATATGGTTTATTATTTCCTAAAAGTAGATCCAAAAGAGGTATTCAATCTCAAAATAAAGTTAGAAATGGAACTTTTAAAACGGTAAAATATATGTCAGAAATGTATAGTAATTTTATTAGGAATTTAAAATAATGATACCACAATTTGATAATATTATAATGACAAGTATGCTGTTTTGGTTAGATCGCACTGTCATAACAAGGGGTCAAGCTTTTACAAATTATCAAAGCGTTTTTTATCCTTTATCTAATATGTATTATGGATATTATACTTACGGCGCTCCATTTAAACAAATGATTATTGATTGTTCTATAAGTGGGGCAAATATTATAAGTGGAATATATTTAAATAATAATTTTATTACAATAGGGCAGAGTGGATTGAGTGGAATTAATGCTACTGAAGGGCAACTATATTTTAGTCAACCAATAAGTAATCCTAACGTAGCTTTAAGTGGAAATTATGCTGTTAAAGATTTTAATATGTATTTAACTAGTAAAACAGAAGAAGCTATATTATTTGAAACAGCTTATCAAATTAACCCTAAAACATATCAAAATCCAACTGGCTTACCAGTAGGTTCAGAGACTTATCCTGTTATATATTTAAAATATCAAGGAGGTAAAAATAAGCCTCTTGCTTTTGGTGGATTTGACCAAACAGTAAGTAATGTAAGAGCAATCATATTATCTGATACAGTTTTTAACTTAGATGCCGTAACAAGCATCATGAGAGACACAAGTCGCCAATTAGTGCCGTTAATGTACCCAAGTGATATGCCATTTGATGCATTAAATAGTGTTACTGGAGACTGTTTTAATTATATTAATGCAACTAAAAATAAAAGCGTAGACAATGAATATGTATATATTAATGAAGTTAATATTAGTAAGTCTGATACTAAAATATTAAATGCTACTAATAGTTTAAATCGTAATGTATATTCAGCTTTTGTTGATTTTGAATTAATAAAAAATAGATACCCTAGATTATAAAAAAAGTGAGAATTTTATAAAATAAGGTGTAATAACAATAAATGGAGAACAAATAATATGGCAAGAAATCGTATAATTTATCAATCTGAAGCTTTATATGCTGGTCCATCACCAGCCACAGGTTTTCACTTAACTTCTGGAGCTAATGTTCCTTGGGTTGGACCAACTGGTAACTCTTTAGTTAATCAACTTCAAAGAATTCAAACAGCTAACTATAGTTTCACGGTTGATCGCACAGACGTTAATCAATTCGGTCAATTGGCCGCTATTGATCGAGTAATTTTAACTAATCCAACCGTAGCTTTGGATTTTAGTTATATTTTAGCAAATTTAGTTAATGAAGTAAATCTAGGATTTACAATAAATAAATCTGGTGATACAAACGAAGTTTCTGCGATCTCTGGATTGCTAAATGGAACACAAGATGAGAGAAATTATTTCATCCGCACTGTACCAGAAGGTAATGATGCTGTTAACTACTCTGATCCAACCGCAACAAATAATGGTGTTATAGGCGTAGGAAATGGTTTCATTAGTTCTTATTCTACAGAAGGATCTGTTGGAAATTTCCCAACTACAACAATCAATGTTGAAGGTTTAAATATGAACTTCCAAAAGGGAACAACTGGAAATTATATTCCAGCTGTAAATCCTGCTGATGGAAGTTCAGTATCTTACTATTATAGTTTACCAACAGCAGCAACAACTTCTTCTACTGGTTTAGCTAGTGGAGTAAGCGCATTGCGCCCAGGAGACATAACTATAACAATTCCTCAAACATCTGGTGGTGGAGTAAATACTACATCGATGAATGTTCAAAGTTATACATTAAGTTTTGATTTGGCTCGTACTCCAATTCAAAAACTTGGTAGTAAGTTTGCATTCTCCAGACCAATTGATTTCCCATTAACTGTAACTCTAAGCGTTGACGCTCAAGTAACAGATATTAATGAAGGAAGTATCAATGATCTAATTTGTAACGATACTAGCGTATACAATCCATCAATATCTATTAAGAATCCAGCTTGTAATAATGATAATGTTGTAGCTAAATATACCCTTAAAGGAGCTAAACTTGATAGTCAAGAATATAGTTCTGATATCGGTAGTAATAAATCAGTTACCCTTACATTTAGTGCACAAGTTGGTGGACCTCAAGATACAGCTCGCGGGTTGTTCATCAGCGGTCAAGCCTAATAGTTAAGAAGAAATTATAAAGATAACCCCCGTTTCCACGGGGGTTATTTTTTGTGTAAATACAGTCAAGGTAAAGGTTGGTTAAAAGGTATATGGAGCACAAAATTAAAGATTTAACTTTATTTCAAATAAAGCGTAAGATAACAAATATCTATAAAAATTTCTTTTTTATTCTTGAAGATTTATCTGATTCTGGATATAATCTTAACGAAGAAACTTATGCAAAAATACGTAAAAGAGTACTTGATAATGCTAATGATGCGATAAGAGAAATAGAGGAATATTTCAACACAATTGATATTAATTTAAAATGAAAAAAAGACTTAATCTTTACCAAGCTATTCCAATTGAAAAAATTATTCAAAGTAATTTATCTGTTCAATCTATACAAAGGTCTTTAACAAAAGATTTTGGCATAAAGAATCCAAATTATTCAAATTTAACTAATTCTAATTTTTTAAAATTTTACGATTCTTGGAATGAAGAAAAAAGAAATAAATTCATTAAAACAATTGGTGGAGTAGTTTATTTCTCTAAAATTAAAAATTTTCTTCAAAAACTAGAAAGAGAACAAACTGGAGTTTAAAATATGAAAAAACTATATGAGTTTTCAATAAATAAAGAAGTAGAGGTCAAAGAAACTACTAATGAAAAGAATGAAAAAGGTGAAGAAATTCAAGTTTCAAAGAACGTAAGAAAAGAATTGCCTCAAAAATATTTTATTAAAAAACCAAATAGAGGTCTATTTGATGAAGCAGAATTATTTTATGGAGTTCGTTTATCAGAAGGAATTAAAGCTGGTCTTTTAACGAGGGCTCTATTAGCTAAAAGATTTACTAATGATGGTGGAATTTTTAGTGAAATAGATAAAGAACAATATACTAGCTTATATCTAAAGTTATTTCAATTACAAAATGAATTCCAAAGATTATCTGTTAAAGAAAAAAGTAAAGAAGAAGAGACTCAGTATAATAATTTAATTAAAGAAATCGCTGAGTCTAGAGAAAAAATTCAAGATTATGAGTTTGCTCAAGCTAGTCTTTTTGATCAAACAGCAGAAAATAGAGCAAGAAACAAAACTATAATGTTTTGGGTCCTTAATCTTTCTTATAAAGAGAATGATAATGGTACATTTTCACCAGTATTTGGAGATGGAGCATTTGAAGATAAACTAAAAGAATATGATAGATTAGAAGAAGCAAGTGACCCTTTCTTTGAAAAATTGTGTCAAAAACTAGTTCTTCTTATTAGTTTCTGGTATATGGGTAGAGCTTCGACGCAAGAAGAATTTGAAAAACTATTTAATTTAGAAGAAAATAAGAGTGCAAATTGATAATAAAAATTTATTAAGACTTTACTTAGTAGATATTTTAAAAGGATACTCTAAAACATATTTAAACGATAAACTAATATATATTAAGCATATGGACTCTCTATCTTCTGGAGAGGTAGATCTCAAGAAGGAGGAATTTTATCACAAGGCTTTAAAAAACAAGCTCCCTTCTTTATCTGATCAAGAGGCTTATATATTAAAAGAAGAGCTTTGGTCAGAAGATAAAAATAAAGAGATTCAAAAAATAAAAGAATATTTAACTGGTTTAAAGAAAACAAAGTTAAAATTATTCCGAGAAAAAGAATTAAAAGCTATAAACGAACAAATAAATAACGAAGAAAAAAAACTGTTAAATTTAAATTTAGAAAAAAAAGAATTAATAGGATTTACGGCAGAAGATTATGCCAATAAAAAGATTAATGAATATTATATGTTTATATCTTTATATAAAGACCCCGATTTAAAAGAGAATTTCTTTTCTCAAAATGAATTTGATGAACTTGAGAATCTGGATATTAGTAAATTAGTTCAAATTTATAATGATAAATTATCAGTTTATAATGATAAAAATTTAAAGAAAATATCTCTCCTAAATAGTCATTTAACACTTTTTAATATATCTGATGATAATCCATATTATATGTATGGTAAAAGTATTGTATATTTAACTTTTTATCAAATTGAAATCTTTGGTTATGCTAAATATTTCAAAAATCAATTAAGCTATGCAAAACATAAGCCAGCAGATGAATATTTCGAAGACCCAGAAAAGCTAATAGAATGGCTAGAAAGCAGTAAAAATGTAGAGGAACTGCTAGAAAAGGGTGCTAGCAATAAAGCTGATACTGTGGCTACTTCTATTATTGGTGCAACTAAAGAAGATCTTAAAAAGGCTGGATTAGATGAATCTAATACTATAAGCTTAACTGAAGAAGCTAAGAAAAAGGGTGGTACTTTAACTATGGAGGATCTAATGAAACTCCATGGAATTTAATTAAATATCTTATATTTTCGTGTAATTTATTACAGGAAAGGCATAAGGAATGGCAAGAACGTCAGCTACAATTTCTGTAGGTGCAGATACAAGGCAACTTGAAAAAGATATTCAAAGTGCTTTATCTCGCGATTTTAAATTCAAAGGATTTAATGAAAAAGCCTTTACTCAGCCATTAGGTCGAATTACTGGTGCTTCTAATGAATTCCAAAAGTCATTGGATGCTTCTAATGCTCGTGTTATCGCATTCGGTGCTAGTGCTGGATCAATTTTTGCTGTAGAAAAAGCTTTCGTTAGTTTAATTAAAAGTACAATAGATGTTGAAAAATCTCTTACTGATATTAATATTATATTAAATACAACATCAAAAGGATTAGAAAAATTTGGTGCAGATTTATTCACAGTAGCTAAAGATACTGGACAATCATTTCAATCGGTTGCAGAAGCAGCAACAGAATTAGCTCGTCAAGGTCTTGGTGTTGAAGAAACATTGAAAAGAACAAGAGATGCTTTAATTTTAACTAGATTAAGTGGATTAGATACAGTCTCTAGCGTAGAAGCTTTAACAGCTACATTAAACAGTTTTAATCAAACAGCTTTAGATTCAACAACTATTATTAATAAATTAGCAAATGTTGACGCAGCTTTTGCTGTTAGCTCTGCTGATTTGGCCAATGCAATTCAACGAGTTGGTAGTTCGGCGCAAGATGCAGGGGTTGGATTCGATGAATTATTAGCAATTGTAACAAGCGTACAGCAAACTACTGCTAGAGGTGGTGCAGTTATCGGTAACTCATTAAAGACTATTTTTACAAGAGTTGCTAGACCAGAAGTGTTAGATCAATTACAAAACTTAGGTTTAGAAGTTCGTAATTTAGATGGTAGTACTCGTCCAGCAATTGATATTTTAAAACAATTGTCATCAACTTTTGATACTCTTTCTGATTCTCAAAGATCACAAGTTGCAGAAAGTGTTGGTGGCGTTTTCCAGATTAATATTTTAAAAGCTGCTTTAGGTGATCTGGGTAAAGAATATTCTGTTTATAATAATGCTTTAAATACTTCAAGAGGAGCTACCGATCAAGCTATTAAACGGAACGAAGCATTAAATGAAACTCTATCTGCTTTAACGAGTAGAACACTAACGAATTTTACTCAACTAGGAGCTAAAATAGGTGCAGGAGCTTTTCAACCAGCAATTGAAGGCACATTAAAAAATGTAAATAATATATTAGAAGGGTTAGCTAATCAAGATTCAGAGAGTGTTGGAGCTAAAATTGGAGCTGGAATTTTAGGTGGTCTTTCTACTTTTATATCTGGTCCTGGATTACTTTTAATAACTGCTGTTATTGGAAAATTATTTTTAGATTTGAGTAAATTTGCTGCTACTTCCGCTAAAACATTATTAGGTATTGGTAAGCAAGCTACTGATAGAGCTGCTATTGAAGGAAAAATTTCAAGTATTCTTGCACAAGAGCCACAACTTCTTTCAGCAATAGCATCTAAACAAATTACTGTATTAGATACAGAAAATAGAATTTTACAAATTTTAAGAGAACAAAATGCCGTAAGAGAACAAGCCGCTGCTTTATCTCGTTCAATTACTAGTGGATTAATTGGTAAAGGAGTAAGTACTAAAAGTGGACAAATTACTACAAAAAGTGATGGATTTATTCCAAATTTTGTAATGCAAGAAATTTATGGTGCTTTGGCTGGGGGATATAAACCTGGAAATATTAAGGAAATGAATATTCCTGGAGTAGGAAAAACTATTTATAATTCAGCAGAGACAGTAAAAAGAATGCCAGGATTTTCTCAACCAGCAATTATGCCTCCAGAAGGAAGTAGAGCTGGAAAAAATTATAAACAATCATTTTCTGATAAACATGGATTTAATCCTTATGCAAGCTCTGGGCTTATTCCTAATTTTGCAAAAACATTTTATGATATAAAAGATCAAAATGGAAAAATAACATCTTATAATAATTATCAAATTCCAAAATTAATTGCAAATGGGGTAATTAGCGAAAAAGCAGCAAGAGATGCTAATTGGAAACCAGAAAAAGAATTAAGCGCACAGAAAAAAGCAGCAAAACAAAAAGAATATGATAGTGGTTTTTATGATACTAAAGGAAGATTAGGAGTTGTTTCTGTGTCTGCTGGAGTAGAAAATGCAACAGCTTCAACTAGCGTTGGAAACTTAAAAGCATTTAGCGGGGCAGTTAAAAAAAATCCAGAATTAGCAAATAAAAAGATTACATTTTCTAATATTCAAGTTAGAAGTCTCGAAGGAAATTTAGAAAAAAGACCAAGTGAATTTACTAATTTAGTGAACGAAGCTCTTCTTGATCCAATAGCAAGTTTAACTCATAAATATCTTGGTACAGTTTTAAGAGATGAAGAAGCTTCTCCAGCTGCATTAAATGATGTTAGAGCATCTTTAAAAGGTAAAAAATTAATACCATCCACTGCAGAAGGTTCTATATTCGAAGCAGCAGTCGCGCTTGCTACAAAAACCCCTAAACAATTTATAAGATCTATTGATGATGAAGATAATAGACCATTCGACTTTGAAGAAGCTGGTCCTGCTACAGGTAATTTTAAAAAGAGATTTAAATTTGGAGAACAATTACAAAAAGCAGATGCAAAACTAACTGGAAGTCCTGGAGCAATTGCTAGTATTATTAAGAAAGCTTATAACTCTAATTTTGATCCAAGTCTTCCATACTCTGAATATCTTTCTGGAGGATTTATTCCTAATTTCGCAAATGCTTTAAATGATGCAATAAATAGAGAAAAGAAAGCTGGCGTAAATCCAAATTCTATAAGAATTGGAAGAAGTAATTCTTTAATCTCTAATATGAATCCTAGTGGTCTTGGGGTTTATAATACTAAAGATGAACCAAGAGGATTATCTCAAGGAATTTCAAGATATGGTTCATTAAATGGTGCTCGTAGAGCAGGTGCAGCAAAAGGTTTAATTCCAAATTTCGCTTTATATTCAGCCACTCAAACTGAAGCTGGACCAGAAGCTTTACCAGCATCTAAAGAAGCTAATGCAGCTTTTGCAACTCTTGCAAAAAAAGTTTATAATGGAATACTAACTTTTGATCAAGCGAATAAAGAATTAACTAGACTTGCTAAAGAATTTGATTTAATTGAATCTAGTACTGAAAAAGTAAGAAATACATTAACTCGCGCAGACAAGTCTTATCAAAGATTAGTGGTTGAAACTGACGCATTAGTTGCTGCAAGTGGAAATTTAATAACGGGATCTAAATCTCTAAAACAATTAGAAGCTAGAGCCGCTGCTGGAGGAAGAGGTGGAGAAATAGCTCGAGGCGGATTAGAAGCAGCAAGAGAAAGAAGAGCTGATGCAGCTTCAAGATTACAAGGAATAGGAATTGGTGCAAGTATAGCTGTTCCAATAGTAAGTCAAATCGCTCAGGAATTTGCACCAAATAATAAGTATGCAAAATTTGGAACAACAGCTTTAAGTGATACAGCAGCATTTGCTGGCACAGGAGCTTTATTTGGACCATGGGGTGCAGCAATTGGCGGATTAATTGGAGCTACAATTGGCTTAACTAAAGCATTTAAAGAGTTGAATGATAGATCAGAAGAATTTGCTAAAAATTCAAGAGAATCTGGTAATAAAGTAGCAAGATTTTCTGAGGATGTTCAAGGATTTTTAACTTCAAGAGAAAAAATTGCTGGAGTAGAAGCTGGAGCAATAAAAGCTACGCCAAATGAATTAAGTAGATTAGAAGGCCAAAGATCTGCAGCATTTAATAGAATTTTGTCATCTGTAAGTGAAGATATTCAAAAAGAACTATTAGCTGGATTATCTGGAACAGAAGCGGAATTACAATCTGCGATACAAAGAGCAAATGATGAAATTGCTTCTAATAATTTTGTAAATCAATTCATACAAACCACTAATGAACAACTTAAAGATGGAGCTAAAAATTTAGATTTAACCGAGACATTAAGACAATTAGGATCAATAAAAACAACAAATGGAGAATATATTGGAGATTTAATATCTCAACAAAGCGGCTTATTGAAATCATTTGACGCATTAACAATTGCTTCAGAAAAATACTATGGAATAAATGATCAAATAGCTAAGTCTATAGAGCAAACATCAATTGCAGCAGATAAAGCTACAATGAGTATAGATGAATTTGCAAAAAATGATATATTTGGATTTAATACAACCTCTCCCCAAGTAAATGCGGGTCCTGCTGGTTTTGGTACTAACATAAAGACAGAGTTCACAGGGACCGCAGGTAATTTAGGGGGCGAAGCGAAAATTACTGACATAAATAGACAAATGTATGAAGCAGATTTACAAAAATCAATTCAAGATTCTGGAAAAGGATTAAAAAACTTTATTCTTCAATTAGGAGATTCTGGAAAATTACAAAAAGATAAAGCTCTGGAATTAGCTAATTCAATACAAACTATATTAGATAGTAACAAATCTTTAGAAGAAAAAGGAAAAGCTTTACAAGAAACTTTTGGTAATTTAAGAAAATCATCCGAGATAGTAGATGAAACATTTAAAAAATTAGTAGATGCACAATTAAATTATATTAATTTAACCACACAAACAATGAAATTATTTTCAGAAGATGCTGCTCAAAGACAACAAGCAGCAAAATTTATTCAACAAGGAGATTTTGGAAATGTACTTAAAGAATTTTTAAAAACAAATGAAGGCACACAATTTTTACCAGAAAATATCCTTAAGGGTACTAATATGGCCGCAATGCAAGGGATTTTAGGTGGCACAGCAGATTCAAAAAGAAGAATTGAACTAGAAAGAAAATTTGGAGAAGTTTATAAAAAAGCTGCACAAGAAATTGCAGATGGTGGAGTTTTAACTGATAGAACTTTAGCCGAATTGCAAATTGGAATTCAACAAACTAGCATGGAAGCTGGTATGACAACTAAAAATTTAGTGGAATTAGGATCATCAATTGGTGATGCTGCTACTAGAACTGAAGCGCTAAATATTTATACAGAAAAAGAAGCTCAACTAAAGAAAGAACTTGGAGATAATATAGTAGCATTAAATTTAGCAGCATCTGCTGCTGCCGATAGTTTAAGAGCTATAGCTGGATTTAAAGAAGGAACATTATTTGCAGATGAATATAAGCAAATACAAAATAAAGCAAGAGAAGATAGAATAAGATCTAAAACAAATAAACCAAGTGATATATTTGGATCATTTTCAGATGAAATGACTTATGGAGTGCAGGATGCATTTAGAGATTTAAATAATACAGCTGCTGACACAGCAAGAACAATGAAGAGCGAATTCAATAATGCATTTCAATCTGTTATAGATGGAACTCAAAATGTAGGAGATGCATTTAGAACAATGGCTTTAAATATAAGCAGAAGAATGCAACAGCTTGCACTTGAAATGACAACTAACTTAGCATTTAATAGTCTTTTTAGTTCGATAGGTGGTTTACCAAGTGTATTTAAAAATCCATTAGGTAGATCTAAAGGTGGATATATACAAGGATTTTCAACAGGCGGAAAAGTTTTAGGTGGATCTGGAACAAAGGACGATGTTCCTGCAATGCTAAGTAATGGAGAATATGTTATTAAAAAATCCTCTGTAAACAAATATGGTACAAAATTTTTAAATCAATTAAATGGTGGGGGAGTAGTTAAAAAAGCAGATGGTGGTAATGTTAGTGATGAATTAATTGCTGAATATTTAAGAAATTCAAACAAAACCCCAGCTTCTGAAACTGATCCTGGAAGAGTAGTTGATGCAGCTACAAGGGATTTATTCGCTCAATCAATTAATGCAATGCTAGATAATAAAGATGTGTCATATAATCAAACATTTTCAAAATTATTATCTTCAAATAATCCATCTGGTGGTGAATTTAAAAGTAGCCTTGGTGCATTTTATACATATAATGATCCAAATTATCCAACGGCTGGAGAGTATTTAATTGATCCATTATTATCTCAATTAGCTTTAACTGATCCAAATGATCCGCAAAATAGAGTAAATGATCAAAATAGAAGGAAACTTTTTGATTATTTAGTTGGTGGAATAGATTTATATGAACAAAATAAACAATCAATTTTAGATACAATACAAAGAAATAAAGAAGAAAATGCTAGAATAAATCAATTAAATCAACAGCAACAAGACGCTTATAACAATCAATTAAAAATGGGAACCTATGGAACATTAGCTATGGCGGGATTAGGATTTGGAGCTTCAGCTTTAAGTAATTATGGCGCACCAGCTTTGAAAAGTTTATTTGGTGGTTCATCAAAAACTAAAGTAGGAGGACAACAAGCGACAGCAGTTGGAGATTTTGGAAAAGGATATGGATATAAATATGCAACATACGTAAAAAATGGTGGGTTTATAGGATATGCTAATGGTGGATACAGCAATAGAGATGATGTTCCAGCGATGTTAATGGGCGGAGAATACGTAATGAAGAAAGATTCAGTAAATACATATGGAAGAGGATTTTTTGATAAGTTAAATTCTGGAAAAATTAAAAAATTTGCAGATGGTGGAATGGTAGGTGATAATTTAACAGATATAAATAATAAAAAAACTTCAGAAAATAACTTAGAAAATAATATAAATATAACTGTAAACGTTAACGGATCAGATTCAAATGTACAAATGAATTCTGAAAATTCAGCAATGAGTTCAGCAGAAGGTCAAGCAAAAGCTATTAAATTTGCAGATCAATTAAAAGCAGAAATTATAAAAGTTATAGTTCAACAGCAAAGACCTGGCGGTTTACTAACTAAATCAAAATAATTAATACAATTTAATATTAAAACTAATATTTCTTTTACCTTGTATTAAGCGATCTTTATTAATTGAATTATTTGTCAAATATTCCTTAGTAGGAGTATTATCGTATTCATAATTTAATAAAAATGTAACATAATTTTGACCATTTATTTCTTTAAAATACTTTTGCATAAAAATTAAATTAGTTGTATTTGTTTCTATATATATTTCATCTGCATTTGAAAATGGAGTAATACATTCTAAATAAATAGAAGTTTTATTTTGATTTTCTATAACATCAATAATTGATATATTGTTTATATTTGTATTATTAAAATATAATAAATCAGATTTTAAGTCTTTATATATTAAATTATCATTCTTATTTAAGTAATAGCCAAGTAAATTATCTGGAATCATTGAGTCCATCGTATCTTCATCTATTGGTATTGCGTCTGGTACAGATACTTCATTTTCTATTGAAAGAGTATAATCTTGGGTATCTTTATTTGATTTTATAAAATATTTTTTAAATTCTGTATTTAATAGAGATATATTAGTTTCTGGCCAACTTAATTTTTGATAACTTTCATTATTTAATAAATAAAGAACTCCTTGATATAAGCCAACTATTTGATTACTAGAATTTTCTTTAAATATTAAACCTGGTTTATATAGTTGATTAGTAAAATTTTCTATTAAAAAATCATTAAATTCTAAATTAGTCATTTTTGTTTTAAAAAAATTAACAAAATCTATTTGCTCTTTTGTGAAGTAAAAAATTTCTATTTCTATTATTTCTTCATCTAGAATTAAATCATTGATTGGTAATGTTAGAATTTTAATATTTTGATTATTATCTAACCATTTTTCATCTATATTGGATATAAAAATTTGTTCTAATTTAATTTTTTGATTATTTTTATATTTATAAGGAATAACATAAAATCCATTTATATTATTTTCTATAATTTTTTCACTATTTAATATTAATTTAATACCAAAATTATCTAAACTTTTTAGTATATCTGTAAACATATTTTTAACAACTGATTGATCTAAATTTAAATTAGAATATTCTACTTCAATTTCATTTATAAAGTCTTTACATTCAATTATAAATTTTAATTTTTTAAAAAATCCTTTGATATTATTTTTTTCTAAAAAATCAGAGTAATTTTTTTCTAGATTATATATATATTTTTGTTTTGCAACTTTTTTGTCTGATGTAAAAGTTTTCCATTGTCTTGGAGGAGAAGATATCATTTCTAAAGGTATATCCCCTTCCATCGAATCAAAATGAGTTAGCCACAATAAATCTTGAATATTGGCATCTGAAATAGATATATTATTTTCTTCTTTTATTAGAATATTTTTTTCATCAAAAATTTTAACATTATAAGTTATTCCATTAAAAATATTAAAAGATTCTTCTAAAAATGCTGGTCTAGTAGCATTTAAATCCCATTCTAACTCAATATTTTTTGTTAATATTTTATATTTCATAATAGAAATTAATTCCCTGCATAGCCTCCTACAACATTTATGCCTCCAGTTAATACAAACGATGGAGGAGCTTGTTGACTTAATGTAATTGAAGATGTTATTAAATTAGATCTTTCTTCATAAGGGTTTACCGCTTGTACACCAACATACCATGTTCCTATTCCAGTTGGAGTGAAGAAAAATGGTAAATTACCACTAGACGTAGGTAAGGCAAGACCTTGATTTCTTAATGGAGAAAGTGGGGCATCAAATAAATCTTGATCTAAAATTTGACCAGCTACAAATGGGCTATTAAACCTTCTGTACATATTATAGAATGATACTACTCCAGAATTATTTGGAGGAGTAATAGTATATGCAATAGAATTAATTCCTCCTTGATTTGATGTATATGCTGGAAATGCTCCATTTAATCCATAATTTCCAGTAGTATCTCTATATAAAATACTTAAAGTTAAACTAGGATCATTCGGTTGAGGTATTTTAGTTGGAACAGATATTAGAGCTTCACCAGTAACAATATCTGTATATTTTTGATCCACATATTTAAGAGCAGTTATATTATATGATTCATCTGTTTTTTGATTAATATTCGTTATTCTATAAGACTCTAGATCATTCAAATATCCTTCTAAGTAGTATCCAGGATATAGTAAATTATTTGGATTATTTATTCCATATCTATTTGATATATTACCAGAATAGAGCGATGGATCATAATCAAATGTCCAAACTGTATTTTTTGGTAATGAATATCCACTAGATCTTAACGCTGTTGGAAATGAAAATGCAATATATCCAGTATATTGACCTGTTCCTTGAGATATGTAATTTTTAGGATTATTAATACTAATATTTTGAATTTGAGATCTTCTAAAAAAATCAGAATTTAATCCAGTTACTCCGCTAGAGGTTTGACTATATCCAGTTATATATAAATTACCTAAGTATGTTCCATAATCTAAATTATAACTTGGCGTTAAAAATTTAATATCTAATGGATTAACCGACCCAGTTATTGCTAATAAAGTATTAGCATTATATGGTACATCTAAAATTGCATAACCAGTAGTAAGTTCTAAAGTCCTCCCTGCAAAATTTTGATATTTTTGATTTTGATCGTAAATTTTTATTATATCACCTGGTCTTAAAAAAGCCCCATCTAGACCAACCTCAAAATCAACAGTTTCTGTTTCTAAATTTTCTGTTGTTAAAAACCATCTTCCCATTCTTTTTGCTTGGCTTCTTTTTGTAGCCCCGAATGCGCTAATTTCTACTTCTCTAATTCCATATTTTAATAAAGCTGATCTATCTTCTACGTATTCTACAGCTGGTAAATAATTATTATTTTCATCATTATATCTAACCAACGCAACAGATCTTCTAGCTTTCTTTGCACTGCTTGAATAATTAAATTCTCCGTTTTTAACATTACTATTATTAAATAAATAAATTGAATCCTTTGGCCGATCTTGATTTATAAATAATTGTCCAGCTGAATAATATAATATTCCATTAAATACAGAAGCCATATCATCTAGCATTTTTGATGCTTCTTGTTTAGACGAAATCAAAACATTACATGTAAATCTTGGCTCTAAACCACCAAAACCATCAGGAACAAGTTGATCACAATATTGAGATATTTCATATAATGTCCATTTATCAGTTAAATTCATGTCTATATATCTTCCTAATCCAAAACGATTATTAGTTATTAAATCATACAAACACCAAGCGGGATTATCTGTCCAAGCTAATTTAAATTGACCATTCCATGGCCCGCTATAGTTTTTAGTAATTGGATTGTAATTAATCGGAACTTTAACTTTTAATAACTGCATTTTATATTTTCTATTTGGAATTTCTGTAAAATATTTTGCATTGAAATTATTATAAACCATTGCTGTATTTGGATAAGTGAATTTATTTGGATATACGAAAGTTATACTATCTACAGTAGTGCTATTGCTTCGTGCAGCTTGACTAAATTCTGAAGTAACTTTATTTAATTCAAATGCCCAACCGATTTGATCTGGCATTAGATCTATAAAATATCCATTTTCCGCAGTAGGTCGAAGATGAAAGGTATAATGAATTAGAGTAGGATTATTTTGTATCTTTCCTCTAACATAAAATGTATCTGAAGAAAATAATCTTGGATTAGTTGTTGGAACAGTTATATTTGGCACAGCTACTACTTCTTTTCTATCGGAAAAAACTCTCCACAATCTAACTCCAAATTGAATCTGATCGGGTGATACTGTTCCAGCGTAAGCGCCAGAAATAATGGCGCCAAATAAATTATTAACTATTACATTAATTCTAATAGATTCTACTTCTGTATTATAAATATAATATTTTTTAGTTGGAACTAAACCAGAAACTGTTCCGCTATAAAAAAATGGTCCATATAAAGTTTCTCCAATATTTTTTGTTACAGCTGTTTTTACTGGATATTTATTTCTATCTACAAGATATCCATCATAGTGATATCTATCTTCATAAAGATTTATTCTTGGAGAAGAAACTGTATGATCATTTGTTGCGCCATAATCATATCTAAAGTTAATAAATCTAAAATTTAATAATCCTTCTGTTGTAGCTAATGGAGTTTCATTCCAAAATACAGATCTTGCTTCTGGAGGTACAATAATTGTTGGATCAAGTTGGGAAGAAAATCCTATTCCACCCGTAACAAAAGGACTAAATGAAACGCTAGAATAACCTATATCTCCAACATTTTTTCCACTAACACTATAAATATAACTACCAGTTACAAATCCTTCAATTGGTCCTTCTGAAATAATATCTATAATAGATGCATTTTGGATTGTATATACTGATATATTTTCCATTCCAGTCGAGAATAATTTATACTGCTCTCTATATGGTACTGAATCTTGTATATCGTAAGCGGTTCTTAATTTAGGCGTATTTGCATTATATAATGCTAATTGATCTGCTCCTCCTCGACCAACTCCACCTTCATTTGGATGTCTAGTATCCCAGTGAAACCTAGTGGCTCCAGAGTAATATATATTAAAAGGATACACAAGAGGTAGTCCAGTTGATTGCCAAAACCAACCAGTTTGATCTAATATTGGGCTTCTTGCTGCAATTATTCCACTCATTCCATAAGTTAGAGTTGCTTGCCACATTGGTAGCCCCCACCAATCTATTCCACTAAATAGTAAGGTATGATTACCACCTAAATGATTAGCAGCTAAACTATCTGGAAATTCTGGGTTTCCCCAAATAAATCCCATGTTATTGACAAAATCAATTCCATGAAATCCTTCTGACCATTGATTGGGATTGCCTGGCATAAAATTATACTAGATAGCTACTTGATTGACTTATCAAGTGCAATTGTTCATTGAAATAATTTTGAAATCCATAATAATTATTTTGTAAAAATCTGACATCACTTTCATTCCATATAACTGATCTTTTATTTGCAACGTAAGTATTTTCATAATAAACATTCGCAGCAACACTACCTACCATTAAAGTACCATATCCTACTGGAACAGGTCCACCCTCTCCAACTAAATTAACTGGTCCATTAAAAAGATAGGATTGTGGTCCACCTAATACGCCTTGACCATCTCCAATCGAACCTTGATTTGCTGTTGTTGCTTGTTGAGCTTGAAATGGAATCTTTGGCGGTGGTTTAGACAATAGTCTAGTAACTCCATCGGCAATTAAAGCTATGCCAGCAACAATTGCAGCTGGAGCTAAAGCTTTAGGTAAAGGATTCCAACTTTGTCCAGCGGTAGCCCCTGCTGCTACAGAGCCTATTCCACCAATAACTTCAGCATAACCCCACCAATCGTTCCAACCTGCACCAACAATACTTGGTATTAAATCAATAGATTTTAATTGGTTTTTTTTATATACACAAAACATTTCTGATTCTGGTATTTTTAATGGATCATTTGGAATATCTAGTATTTTCTTATTCAAAACAATATGATATTCATAATTTTTATTATCAATAATCCATTTTCTTAATTTTCTAGTATTGGCTTCTATGGCTCTAAGAGCTTCATTGACGCTAGAGACTTCAAGATTCCATTCTTTTCCAATATCTTCACCTAATTTACCATGTAAAGTTATTTTAACCATATATTTATTTACATTTAAAATAATTAAATTGATCCTGTTTTATATTATATAAAACCATATCTAACATTAAATAATTTGCACAAGATTTATCTAATCCACTAAATTCATTATTATCAATAGTGTGACTATGGTAGATATATAATATATTATAGTTGTGTTTAATATTTAAAAAATCTCCTATAGAAATTTTAAAAAAATTATTTTTTTGTTTGGATATATTTTTAGTTTTAATGCATTTTATTTTTTTATTATCTTTTACTATAAAACCACAGCATTCATTAGGGAAATCTTCTAATGCATGTCTTTTAATGAAATTTTTAATTGTATTTTTCATTATTGAATTTGATCTAATCCAGGAAATCCTCCAAATGGAAGAAATCCATTTAAATATTCTCCAGTAACATCTTCTGGTAAACCATGAGCATAATTATTCCAAGGATCATGAACATCTGGTCTTCTTGGCCAAGAAGCTGGGCTTCCATCTGTTAAAGCGCTTCCAGTTGCATACCAAGATGGAACAACGAGTCTTCTAAAATCACCTCCTGGTCCAGCAGCTTGATATCCAGTAATTCTATATCTTCTATAAAAGCTCCAATAATCCCAACCTCCTCTTGACATTGGCCAAACTACTGGTCTAAAATATGGATTTTTTTGCCATCTTAATCTACATGCGTTTATAGTCTTGGAGCATGTATCTGCACCCCAAAATTTTCTATTTGGTGGATTGTTAAAAACATCTGATGTATGATTCGTTAAACATACAAAGTAATATTTAATTCCATGATTTTGTAAAAATACAAAATCTCCAGTTTGATAAAAAGCTCCAGTAACCCAATCTCCACTATCGCCAATTCTAAATTGTCCACTAAAATTTAATTCACTTAACGCGGTTCCTGCGTTAGAGGTAGTAGATATTAATCTCCAATTGGGCCAAATCCCTCTAGAGGGAAAAGTTATTTTATATGTTCCAGCTGCGCTACCATTTAAATTCCATGCTAATGGATATCCACTAATATCAACAACTGGATTCCAAGATGAGGCTATATTGCTATAATATTGAATTTGATAATTATTATTAATTGTAGAAGTAGAACTAAGTGAAACTTGAGTTACTTCTGCTTGTATTGGGCCACTTAATTCTATGATTTGTTGAGCTGCATTTGAAGTAACTGCGGTGACAGCAGTATTATCATTATTCAAAGCGGCTGCGCACTGAGCAGATGTCCCTGCGTTTAATGTATAATTTGTAAATGTCCAATTTGCCCAATTATTATTTCCTGTATGTCTAAAATAATTAAATCCTGAAAATCTTTGTCTTGATTGAACTCCACTTAAAATTGTATTTAAAAATAACTCATCATTTTCAGTTGCAACTGGAGGAGCTTCTAGCGGAAGTGTTATTCTTCTATCTGGATTTGAGACGGATCCGTAAACTCCACTATGAATTGGATCTATTCTTTTATTATATTCATATAAACATCCTTCTCCTCTATATTCAAATGGACATTTATTAGCCAAAAGAGTTCGTCCTGGTAAAGTTAGATTTTCTAAATCTAAAATTGATACCAGGTTATATTGAAGGGTATTTTTATTTTCTAATTCTTTTCTATCCACATAATAAATATCTCTAGGTAATTCTATTTCTGTTATGGATGGGTCATCTGAATATGGATTATAATTACCAGAAAAATTTAATGGATCTAAATATTTTAAAAAAGTCCTAATTCTTGTAAATTTTCCACCAATAATATCTCCTAATGATTGGACTTGCATTCTTATATATTTATAAAATGAATTGGTATTATTATCTGGCGAATAATTTGTTAAAGTAAGTTGTGGAGTTGGCAATGTTCCTACAGAAACATAATCGAAACCTTCAGCAACCATTGGGAATGGATAGTAATAATTATTTTGCCAATATATTTGGCCTTTATCAAATGAACCATTAGTTAAATTAAATAGATTAAAATTATTATGACATCTTAAAATACCATTTTGCATTGGCTGACCGCTAGTATTAATATATCTTATTTGTGGATATATGTCACTTAAATCTAATTCATATAAATAAATTGGAGTCGTTGGAGTTATGCTACTTAATTCTGTATTTAAAGAATTAGATCCACTTGTGATTGTATTAAAAACTTGAATCGCAGGAGATGATCTTGTTGGAAGTGGCATATTATACTGGAACCTCTTGTAATTTAATTTTTATTGTATAATTATTATAAGAATTATAATTTACTGTCCAGGATGGGGCTGTAAATCTTGTATTAAAATTTGTTTTACTGTAAATCGTTGGAACATTGTAAACAAATGAAGTTTGCGCGTTCATTTGATTTAAAAAATGCAATATAGAGATTGCTTCTGGTTCTTTTCTGTTTTCAAAATTAGCGTCAAAACCTACTAAGTTTGTATTTATTCCATCTGGTACTCTTTGTTGGTATCCATTACCAAATGTCATTATTTTTACTCTTGGCTCGAGAGATATTGATGTTTGGTAAGATGGTTTCCAGAAGAAATTCGGAACTAAAGTATTATTAATACTTATATATCCATCCCATTCTACTTGAAGATTGGCTGTCGAGGTTGGGTTGTTTGCTACTCCAATATTATTATTTATAACAGAATAATAATATCTACCATTAGATCCAGAAACTATATTATATTTAATATAATTAACTGTACTAGACCAGCCAGAAACTGTATCGTATATACTTGCCATAACCTTATACCTTTTAAATAATTACACTTGTTTTAATGGTGTAATTATATTAAATGGCTATCTTTTCTTCTAAACAAAATCAAAATATTTATTTAAATGGACAGTTTGTATCTGGAGTTCAGTCTTTAGGGGTATCTTATGATACCAATATAGTGCCTTCTTTAGCTTTAGGCGATACTGGATTTAATTATCTTGTTAATAATCAAAATAAATCTTCTATAAGTTTAGAGTACGTCCCATCAAATATTGATCCAATTCTTTCTTTTACTGGAGAAAATATAATAAGTGGAATGTTGGGATATGCTGATAAATATATAAATTTTAATAGTGGTTATTTAACTAGATATAATATTAAAACTTCTATTGATAATCCTGTAGTTTGCCGTGCGGATATAGATGTTTATGGTCAATTTGGAGAACAGACTGGAATAAGAAATAATAATTCAATTAATTATAATATAACTCCATATGATCTATGTTATACTGATATAACTTTTAACGAAGTCCTAACAAATAGATTGATTTCTTTTGAAATGAATATATCTACTAGCCGTATTCCTCAGTATGATGTAGGCCAATATTATCCAAGCGAAGTTCTTGTACAATATCCTATAAGAATAGATTTTAATTTTGAATTAGATATTGATAATTATATTATGCCAAATATAAAATCATTTTTATTAAACGAAGATATAAGATCTATGCGAATAAATTTTAAAAATTATTCTACATTAAATAACGTATTATCTTTTAATTTTGATAATATAGTTAAAAACAATGAAAGTTTAAATATAAATGTTTCTGAAAACGGAAAAGCTTCTATTGCGTTTTCCACTTATATATTGAGTTAAACCTTCTTTATTCTTTCTATAAGTTCAAATATCTTTGCTTTGGGAATATCTGATATTGAGTTTAAATTTTCTGCATTATCAAATTTCTCTTTAATTAATTTTTTCTTTAATTGATCAAAATTAATGCTTTTATCTTTCATTACTTTTTCTAATAAAGCGTGAGGAGATGTTGGACTTTCATTTGTAGATGATGAGTCATCAAGTAGTTTAGCGTCTCCTAATTCTTCTTGACTTACAATATTAATTTTTAAAAAATTACGTACACATCGAACAAATGCTCTGTTTTCAGCAATTGCAGCTAAAAAGAATCTTGCAAAGCTTTTCGTATTATTTAATGTGGCATCAGCTAGAGATTCGAAAACAATTTCTTTTCCACCAGTTTCATAATTAGGAAGCCAAGTTATTCTACAACTTGTTGCGAAATAATTCTCAGAGGCTGCTACTACTTTATATTCTACACTTGTGTATCCACGAATTTGGGCAAGCTCTTTGATTCCACCCAAAAGAATAAGTAGATCTTTATCTTGAAGTTTAGAAACATCTGTTTCTTGTGTCTTTTGTCTATTTGGTACAAGATGTTCAGTCTTTACCATTTTACGCCAATTAATACTTCCATCATCATTAAAAATATAATTAAGACTCTTGTCTTCAATAAGACCGTATTTATTTCTTGTTATAAGATTTGGTGGTACCACTTGAATAAGCTCTTCGTTTTTTTGAGAAACAACTACTGTTTCAAACAATTCCGAACTGCCAATTGAAATCGTATTTTCTTCTGTTTTAATTTTAGGACTCATTTATAGATGATAACATCATTTAAAAATTTAGTCAATAGTAAAAATATAAAAACTTTCCAATTCTTTGTATAAATCCCCATCATTCTTAAAATCAAAAGATTCATTTACATTTGCTGAATAGCTTTGATTATTTTTATAACTTTGGAAAGATGGATACATTTTACCTTTACTTAATAAGATTTTGGCTGATTTAAATCTTAAATTTTGCTTTTCAAAAGATTCTATAATTTTTTTATTATCTTCTAAATTTTTTATGTTTATATTACAAAAATCCATGAGATCTAATTTATATTTTTGCACTTCTTCTTCTTCTATAAATGATATTATAGAAAACTTTATACCATTATTTCTTAAATTTTTAATAAAATCTATATCAAAATTTGAATTTTTATCAAATATAAAAAATACAGATAAAATATTTTTCTTAAATTTTATTAATTGATTTATATTTATGGGTCTATTTGTTAGAATATTTGTTTTATATAAAGATAGAATATTGAATAAGTGCTCTTCATTAAACACATAATCCATTCTTACGTTAGCGATATTTATATTGAATTGTGATAAATCTGGAATATGGTCTGGAATAATTTCCAATGCTCTTAAGTGATATGCGTTTCCAAAATATACAGATTTTTGGTTTACCTTTTCTTTTAAATCTAATTTATTTAAAACCGAATTAATTATTTCTTCTGGTTTAATGAAATTAATAGTCTTTGGGTTTTCGATTGCTGCGTAAGATGGTTTTTTATTTTTTAAATCAGAAAAAATTAAATCATAATCTTTAGGATTAGACCAGTATGGACCAGATTGATTTGGATACATATTGCAATATAGTGCTACTATTTTTTTATCAAAAGCAGATGCTAAATGCACTGGTAAACTGTCTACTCCTAAATGCAACATTGAATTCTGTATAATATAAGCTAAGTTATTGAAGTTAGTCTGTCCTTGCGTTGGGTAGCAAAGTGGTAGAGGCGCATCATCTTTGCCACCAATTTGTACGATATTTATATTATATTTATTTAATATGGGAGCTAAATTAAAAATTACTTCCTCCCAATAATCATATTCTCTAGAAGCAAATTTTCCCTTTGGATGTATAGTAATATATTTATCAAATGGTAATGGAAAAAACTCTTGATTAATATATGGTTTTGAAATTGGTACTCCGCAATTTAAAGCGTATTGTTCTAGAATGTGCATATTATATATTAAAATTTTTAATATTAAAATCTATTTTATCTTTACCATTATGTAGATAGCTCAACATTCTTTGAGTACCAAAATGTGGAAGAAATGCCATTTCAAAGTAACCTTCATGATCACCAGCACCCTCAAGCCACATCAAATTATCCATTTGTTGAATATATGGTATTATTTTATGAATATATTCATTTCCATTTAAAATGGAAAAATATTCTTGTTTTGTTGCGAAGTATATATTATATTCTGGATAAGTATTTTTTAAAGAGGGTAGTAGGCTAGTTGCCATAAATACGTCTCCAGCACTCTCTGGCATTACTATTAGAATTCTTTTTCCTTTATCATTTGGATCTAGAATGTCTTCAAATGGAACTTGTTTACTTTTATTTAAATCATCAAAAGCTACTTTTCTAAAATAACTTTCGATATCAGATCTTTGCATACCTTTACTTATTTGATCCATCCAATGTTTAAATCCAGAATCATTTTCATCAATATTTTTTAAACATAAAATGTTATGATACAACGATAAAATCCATTCTTTATCGTCTTTAAAATTTTCTATAATTGCATTTGGATTTTTTTCTACTTGTGCAAAATTAAAATCATAGTTTATATTTGGTGCAGAATCTATAAAAGATTCAATTTGTCCACCAACGCTTTCTACTGAAAAGTTTTTAATAGTCCATTCTCTAGCTTTTTTGCCCATTTCAATTTTTTCAGACTTTGGCATTTTATATACTTTATTTAAATTTTTAGCTATTGAATGGGGATATGTAGACGCTTTTCTGAACTCTGTTCCATGCTCTCTATATTCTGACCACTCTAATGGTATGGATGCTGCTTCTTTCTCGCACATTTCTTCTCCACAAGAATAATCTGTAACAAGAGTGATTAATTCTGTTAATTTTGCTTCTTGAATTGGGATTTCTTGTCCACCGCTGGTAAATGGGTGACAATAAACATCCATTAGATTATATACTTCATTTAGTTGTTCTTCTGTGACTCCAATCGAAACATTTGTAGTTATTTGGCTTTTTTCTGCTCCACAAAATTTACAATTTAAATCTTGACCAGTGAAATTTTTAATTTCATACTCTCCGCAATTCCTACAAATATAAGTTGTTAAAATTTCAGCTGGATTAACATTCAATTCTTGACATAATTTATGTATATTCCATCCTTCTCCCCAATGGGTATGGAGAAGTAAAAATGTATTATTGATTTGTGGATTTTCTTTTTTCCATAAAGCGTATCCCTCTAAAAGATTAGGGACACTTTTCCTAAGTTGATTTCTAAAAACAAATCCTATAATAAATGCATCTTGCGGTAAATTGTATTTATTTCTTATTTTTTTTCTATCAAAATCTGATAATCTGTAAAAATCTTTCGATTCCAAACATCCATGAATTGTTCTAACATGTTTATGCCCCATATTATTCAATGCTTTAGTAGCGAAATTACTCCAAATCCAATAATTTTTTACTTTTCCTGCGCAATTTATTGCTGAATCTAAAATTGGAAGTGAATCTAAAGTCGTCCATATTACTGAATTAATTTTATCAAACCAAGGTTTATCTATAGCAAAATCAACTCCCCAAATATCCTGCACGGCAATATAAACATCTGGTTTCTCTTGTTCTATTATTCTATCTAAATAATGCGCTCCATAGCTAGCCATTCGAGCCATATGTGGATCTCTATTTAATTGTTCAAGTTCTTGGGGATTATCTGGAAGCGAACCAAAACTTTTCCATGGAGTTCTTTTTAATTCTGGATGACTCCAAGTCATTCCACACGCATAGTGAACTAAATCATATTTATTTGAATTATATAAATACTTTAAGAGAGTTTTTGCACTTCTTCCGAAGCCAGTTTTGGCAAGGGAAAAATCAGTTTGTATTAAAACTTTTTTCTTTTTATTCACCAAAGATCGCCTTCTGCTTCTACATTTGATGTTGCGTCGGTAGATTCAGTCTTTCTATTCTTCAATCTTTTAATATTTTCTACTTCTTGTTGATGAAAAGTTGAATGCAATGCGAATTTTAGAAACTCCTTAATAAGTGAAGCTTCGTTGAAATAAAATCCAATTAAATAAGATTGTTTATTTTCGCTATTTTGCTTATCTTCTTTATTTACTGAATAAGAATATCCTACTTGTTTATCATCTTTAATATACGGACAGAACTTAATTCTTGTGGTTTGCTTTTCAGAAGTATGATAAGCAGAAAATTCTACATTTCTTTCGATTGCGTCTAAAATTCCAGCTGCTTCAGTTAGGGAGAATTTAATTTTAACACTTTTATTGGGGTTATTTTGATTCTCTGAAAATGAACCGATTTTCTTGGCATCATTCCAAGACGATTGTTTAATTAATGATCCCCATATAGAGGCATCTTTTGTATTTACTGTGAAGCTGCAAGCTGTTCCAGTATTTTTGCTGTTTGGTTTATAGAATGAAATCATATAGCTTATATTATAGCAAGTATAATTAAATGTCAATTATTTTTATCAATCTTTTTTAAGTCATTTAATTTCATGTAAATTTGATGGTCTTGAATAGCTATTAAATCTCCAAATATACAATCATCTCTTTTTGAGCCTTTCGCTATTACAATATTGCCTTCTTCAAAGGCTTTATTATTTAATAGTTTATTATTTTCAATATTATCATTAAATATTAATACGCTAATTGCTGATGTTTCATCTGATATCTTTAATCTTACATATCTAGTTTTCTTTTCATTTTTAGAAACACCAGTATAAACTTCTTCGATTTGTCCTACTAAAGCTACTTTAGTATTAACTTGTTCATCGATAACATCACTTATATATTTAAGATTTTCTCTTTTTTCCGCAAAAATATCTCTTAAATTCTTATTATAAGTATATCCTAAAAGTTTCTTTTCATAATACCAATTTGCAAAACTTTCACTTTTACTATTTTGATTATAAATTTGAAGGTATGGTTCGTATTTTGTCTTAATAGTATTTAACCTTGCATCTTTAATAACAACGTTGCCCTTCTCATCAGTGAACTTATTAAGATGTTTAATTATTTTAATTAAATCATAATCAAACTTTTCAGCAAATGAAATAGAGTATTTCTTTTCTTTAGCTGTTAATATATTCCATAATTGAGCTTCTAGTACAATCTTACTTCTAGATTGATTAAAACCACTCAATGCTCCTGCTTGAATTAAAGAAGACAGCACTCCAATATTAAGATTGGCTTCTTCTGCTGCTTGGAATATTTCAAATTTATTGGAATATTTATTTCTAAAACTATTAAGCTTTTCAATCGACTTGTCGCTAATGCCCTTAATTGATAACAAGCCAAATCTAATGTCTTTATCTTCTATTGAAAAATCCATCTGTGATTTAATAATGTGAGGTGGAAGAAGTTTAATATCAAATTCATGCATCTCTTTTTGAATTTTAGAAATTTCACCAATTGGATCGGGCTCATTTCTACTCATCTTCAATAGAGATAAAAAGAATTGCTGTGGATAATTGAATTTTAAATAAATTGTAACTGCTGCTAAAGCTGCATAAGCCAATGAATGACTTTTATTAAACGAATAATTTGCAGAGTCCTCTAAAATCTTCCAAAGGATCTCTCCTACTTCTTTTGGAATTTTATTTTCTTTAATTTTTGATTCAATCTTTTTCTTCCATGCTTTAATTTCTTCAGTTTTCTTTTTGCCTACGATTCTTCTTAAAATTTCTGCTTCGTCAAGAGTGAAACCAATTTTATGTGCCATTTTCATTAACTGCTCTTGATACAAAGCTACTCCGCCAGTTTCCTTTAAAATCTCATCGAAAAATGGATGAATACTTTCTGATTGCTGATAATTTGTATGAGCAGCATATTTATCTACGAATTGTAATGCTCCAGGTCTTGCTAGAGCTAGTACTCCACTTAGTTCTTCTAGATTTTTTGGTTTTACTTTTTGGCAAACTCGAAAATTAGTTTCTGCTTCAATTTGAAACAGTCCATGTGGTGATCTTAATTCTTGTAAATTTCTGTAAATAGATTCATGATTTAAATCAATATCTTCTACTTTAATTCCTATATTTTTACAAACATCATCAACTACAGAAACACTTCTTAAGCCTAAAATATCAAGTTTAATATTAAATATACTAACCCAATTCATATCAAAGCTAGAAACTGGTTCTTTATCGGAAGAAAATTCTGTAGGACATACTGTTTCTAAATCGTAATAAGAAAGAAGAACTCCAGATGGATGAACTCCTTTATTCTTAATTAAATCTCTTAATTTTAATGCGATTTGAAATGTTTCTTTATTTTCGTCGCACCAATCTTTAAATTTCTCTACTTCTTCATAAGCAGTATTAATATCTTTGACTTGACCATAAACTTTAGGAATTAATGAAGAAATATTGGTCATCTCTTCTTCGCTTTTTTCACCTACAATTTTTCCGCATTCTTTAATAAGCAACTTACCACTAAGAGTATTTAATGTTAAAATTTTACTAGTTTTGCCTTTAAATTTTGTTTCTAAATATTGAAGTACTTTTTGACGATTATAATAACAAATATCAATATCTACGTCACACATCAAACTACCATCTAAATATGTTATACCATCAATAACCTGCTTTTTAGCTCGAATCTTGGATATAAATCTTTCGAAATAAAGGTCATATTTTACTGGATCAATTCTAGTTACTCCAATAAGATATAAAATTAATGATCCTGCAGCTGAACCTCTACCTAGTCCTATTGGAATATCACTAGTCTTACAGAAGTTAATAACATCCCAAACTAATAAAATATAATCAATAAACCCTAATTCTTTTAAAGTGTCTAATTCATATTTAGCTCTATCAATATACTTTTTATAATCTTTATTGTTTTTATCTATATTTAATTTTTTAAATCCATTTAAAGCTAATGCTCTTAAAAAATCATAATTTGAAACATCTTCGCTAATATTTAAATGCCTCTTAAGAGATGAGTCTATTGAAAACTCTGGAAGTCTAACTCCATGCAGACCCAAATCTGTATTATCAAATTTATCTGAAAAAACTTTATCGTCTAAATGCTTATTCATCTGAGTCTTCTTCTTGCTCTCTTTCTATATTATCTATTTCTTTATTGAAAGCGTCTAGTCCACTTGCCAGTATCTTCATAGAGGCTTTGTCTCTTAAAGAAAAGAAAACGTCAGCTTTACCATTTTTCTTTCCTTTAGTTACAGTGATTAGAAGATAATCAATATTATTCTCTTCTAGTTTCTGCGTCATATCATATACGTCGTCTAATGATGCCATATTATACCTCTATTTGCCATTTTAATTTATTCCATACTTTTAAGTTTAAGTCAAGATCATTTATTGCATCATGAAGTTTTTCATAATCATGTTCAATTCCATTTTCTTTACCTAAAGCTGTCAAAGAGCTTTTGACTCCTTTTTTTCTTGTATGATAGATTTTATACTGATATTCAATAAGATTTTCTTTTGGATTATATGGCATTCCATATTTTATACCCCTTGCGACTGTATTTGTATCAATGAATTTATTAACAAGATGTTGCCAAGAACATCCCATGTATTTATAGTACTCTTTAATAAGATAAATATCAAATCCAAGAGTATTGTGTCCAATTATATAGTCTGCATGATCTAACCAATCCTTAATTGTAGCAAATATTTCTTTTGGGTCGTGTCCTTCTTTTTGAACTTTTTTATGATCATATCTTGTGATTCTTGCTGCATCTTGGCTAATTTTTAAATCTGTTTGCCATTTCAAATAAAAATTCTTTTGATCTATTTTTTTATCCCCTTGAACTTTTAACATCGCTATTTGCCATGGAATATTATGGCAAAAATTAAGACAAAGATTAAACGTCTCGCAGTCAATAAAGACTAGAGTTTTTTTCTTATCATATCTTAAAAGATGTTCGTCCATATTAAAAATCAAAAGGATCTGGTTGTTGCCCTAAGTTTTGTAGCCAATTAATATATTGATATTCATTATATTTTTCCCACTTATCTCCTTTAGATAAATTGTATACCATATAATAACTTAAATTTTTTAAAAAAGCAACAATATATACATCTACATTAAGACAATTAGCTACATGAGTTATTGTATATTTTTGAGTATCTCTAGTTTCAAATCTATTTATAATCGCTTTAAAGTAATTTGGTCCAGGAATATTATCATCATCTATACGAGTCATTTCTAAAACTGCAACTGGTTTCATTTGGCCATCAATAATTCTCCATTCAATCTGGTCTACATCTGTAGTATAGAGTCTATTTAATTTATATTTCCATAACCTATAATCTATTAGTCTATCTTCTCTATCATCTCTTTGGCGAGTTTTTCCACCAAAATTATTTACTTTTTTCTCAAGAGTTTTCATTTTTCCAACTTTCAAAACAAAATTCATTACTACTCATGTGTTCTATTTCTGGTTTATTCAAAACGCTTCTATTATTAATGCATCTAAAAGTAAGATATGTTTTAAAATCTTTTCTAGAATTATAATAAATACTTTTCGTATTGAAAACTTCTAGTTTATTCTCTTTAGCAAATGATAGCATTTTGTCTTTAATTATTAAATCAAAGGGTAAGTCATTATTTTCTATAAAGATTGCTGGTTTCGTAAAATCAAATTGTGGCACACAAATGCTATTTTTTAAAGCATTGTTGAATATAAAAGAATCATAAAATGGGATAGCTAAAATTAAATCCTCTGACCAGTTCTGTTTTAGAATAGAGTAGTCTAATCTAGGTTCATAGTAAAAACCATCTTTCGCTGCTATGCTAAATAATTTAGTTAATGACTCGTATCCTTTTTTATTCTTAAAAAATAAAATAACTTTTGAGTTTTTAGCTCTTGATTCGTCTGTTTTATCGTTCATTGATTCCGTTACAGAAATTCTAAGGCCATAATTTAACTTGATTTTATTATTATTTGTATTTGTATAGGCTTCTAAAAATGAAGACATATTATCTTCTACCAAAAATACCTCTTTAAGTTTATTGTGTTTAGCTATTTGAATTATTGAATCTGGATAATCGTCTGCTTCATTCTTATCTTCTAGAGTCAATATAGATCTCCCTAAAGAATAATGTGATTTAAACAATGGTATCATTTTTCTTAAATATAGCAGACTTTTTAATAGTAATCAATCTAAAAATTCATCTTTTGTATCATTTAGAAAATCATCTTTGGCTAAAGCTGAGTTAAATTTTGGACATCCTTCATACTTTCTAGTTTCTACTTTAAATCCTTTGATATCTTTAAAATTATTTTCTAGACTAGATTCTACTATTTCTCCATTATTATTTACCTTAACATAATATGTATATGGATCTTTATATGGACACTTCCATCCTCCAACTTGACACATCCATTTATTTTTTACGCTATCAACTGCAAAATTTGCTTTAGCTGAATTTTCGTCAAATTTATTTACATATTCATTAATATGTTCCAAATAGTGCTCGAAGCCTTTAATTTGATCTTCATCAAAAGATAATTCTTGAATTGGTTGCTTTGGAAACCTTAAGAATAAAAACTTAACGATAGGTTTTAATTTTGGCCATAATTTTTTACTAGCAAGACTATACATCATAGCTTGAATGTTAGCTTCTAGGTCATCACCCCTAAATTTATATTTAGAGCTTTTGTAGTCGATTATATGCATTTCTTTTTTGATTTTAACGGGTTTGTCTATGAACCCACGAATATGGTATTTGGGCTCATCATTTTTAATATCAAACGAATACTCTGGCTTGACTATCTCTCCACCTTCTCCAAAAAAATCGTTCTTAAGTCCAACTAGAATCATATCATTTAATAATTTATAATTACTGTCATCTAATTTAACTTTTTTAGCCAATTTTTTAACTAATTTATCTACGCCATTATCTCCATCAATAGCATTCTTTTTTATTATTCTTTTATAGTTTTTAAGATGCCTTTTGTTTAAAAGTAATTCAAAAATAGTATGACATATAGTGCCTCTTAATGCACCATCATTTTGAGATTGGGGTACTTTAGCGTGGTAATTAAGCCAATAAACCCAAGAACAAGTTTCCAAGGTTTTAATTCTAGAAGCTGATAATACTTTTAAAGATTCTTTTTCCATTGAATTATTTCTTCCATATTCATCTCTCCAAAATCTTTTTTAAGTGGTAATGATATCTTCAATTGTCTATCGTCAAAATATCTCTTTAATTTAGAGTAAATTTTTTCTGAGGCAATATTTCCAGCATTATTTTTACTTGAGTCGTTATTTAAACTGATATATATTTTTTTAATATCAATTTTTAAAAGATAATTTAAAATTGGTAAACTCAAACTTACCCCAAATGTAACAATAACATTTTTAATTCCAGCTTGCCAAAGGCTAAGTAAATCTCCTATGCTTTCTACAAGAATAACTTCTTTTTCATTTTCTATAATTTTTGAATTTAAAAACAAAGGATAAATAAATTCGCTCTTTTCTCCAAGATGCTTCCATTTTATTTTAGATAGATTTGATATATCTCTTCCAGAAAATCCAGTAATATTATTATTTAAATTAAAAATTGGAAATACATATCTATTTTTCATCTTACCCATTTTTGCAACACCACCTTTAAACTCTGTTATTATTTCTTTTTGTATATTTCTTTTAATCCAATAATCATGATTATTTTCTAATTTAGATAACAATTCTATATCAAATGTTTTGGTTGATTTTAATAAAGGTTTTTCTATTTCTTTCGGTTGGTGAAATGCAAAATTTTTATTTTGTAACCATTCTTTTGCTTTACTTGCGTCTTCTAATTTAAGAGTCATTCCAACTAGCGAACTAAAGTCTCCACTTATGTTTTCCTTAAAATCAAACCAATGACCTGTATCTTTATAAATCTTTAAGACAGTATCATTATCACTATCTCTATAAAGAGGTCTAGTCCTATATTCTTTACCGCAATCTTTTAACTTATATCCTAGATCAGTTAAAATTTGATAAACATTTAATTGTTCCATTCTAAAGCCTCACTTATCGTAGGAAATTCTTTCATAAAAATCTTTTTGCATTTTTCTGCAATAAGCCTATGTTCTTTTTGAGTATTTTGCTCAGTTCTTAATTGAATATAATGAACCCAACTTCTTAATGATCCCTTCATATACATTGTTGTTTCTGTACTTAATGGTAATACCATTCTTGCTACTTCTTTAGCTACTCCATTTTCAATCATTGTATCATAACAATGTTGAGATAAAGATAAACTTTCTGCAATTAGTTCACTTATTTTTTCATAAGCTGGACTATTTACTGATAAAAGTTTTTCTCCTACTTGTCTATTTTTATCTCCTTGTAGTCTAAGTTCAATATCTTCGTACTCGGTAGCTAAACTATATCTTTGACTAAATTCTTGAAAACTAAATGATCTATGCCTTAAAATTTGTGCAGCGATTCCACGACTAGTTTTAATTTCAACGCACATATCAACTAGCTCAAATGGACTCCAATGTTTATGCTCAATTAAAAACTTTAATAATTTTGGAGCAGTTTGCGTATTCATTTGATTTGATGGATTACTAACTCTAGCGCAATATGCAACTAAATCTTCTGGATTTTTCAACCCTTTTATTTCTGGTTTTGTAATTGATATTAATTCTACGTTCATAATAATTCTCCATCATTTGCATTCGCATCGTTTAATTCGTATTGCTCTCTTTGACGTTCTGCTACGTCGAGAAGTGATCCTCTTTCTTCTATGTTAAAATTTTGTACATTATAATTTAAATAATTTTGCGACCATACCTCTTTACCAGTGCAATCTAATCTTCTAACTAAATCTTGATGACCCGCTGCATCTTTTCCTTGAAATCTTGTTTTAGTTGGAATCAATTTATGAGTTCCAAATGTTTGGCCGTCTAGAGTAATCTCGTCTAAAGTCTTTCTTCTAAAGATAGCCACGAATGAAGCGAACCATTGTAATCTGTCTGAAAGTGAAATTACAGAACTATCATCTACTACCTCTGAACCTTTTCTATTGAAACTTTCGCCAGTTCTATTTAACTGCATAGCGGTAATAATTGGACAATGAATTTCTTCGGAAATTCTTTTTAACTTATCGATCTTATCTCCAATTGCTTGATGCTCTGCCCAATTTTGGCCTACTTTCTCTCCAGTTAATTTAATGTAATCATAAGCTATCATAGCTTGATTTCCTCTTCCAACTTTAGAAAGATACCATCTACGAATAATAGAGCATACTTGATCAATATTTTTATTTCCCACATGATAATGAAAGTATTCATATTTTTTAACTTTAGACCAAGCCTCTCTCACTTTCTTAGTCATTTCTTCATTCTTTCTCCAATTACCAGTTTCAAGATACCAAACAGGTACTCCACTTAAAGATGCTACCATCCTTAATTGAATATCTACTGTTTGCATTTCAGTATCAAGAATAAGAGTTTTAGTTTTATTCTTTGGGTTAATAGAGGTCTTGAAGCAAATATCATTTAGCCATGTTGATTTACCTTGACCTGGCCTACTTGCAATTGCGTAAATATTTCCATTTTTTAAACCACCATACATTCTATTAAATTCAGAATACGGAGTTATAAGTCCCGTATCTTCTTTTGGACTATTGCCAATTTCCTCCACAAGATCTTCAACGCCTTCGAAAATATTAATTGGAACATCATTCTCTGAATAGGAAGATATTTTTTTATTATAGATGTGATCTATTTTACCTATAATCTCATCTAAATTATCATCTGCATTTTTGGTTACATAATCTTTTAGCTTATCTGCGGTTTGCGATATCTCTCTTCTTACTCTTAATTTTAATAACTCTTTGCATGCTTCCATCGTTGCTTGTTCAGTTATTTGAGAGAAACTTAAATTATCTATATAATCAAAAATATTAATATCATCTTTAAATGAAATACCCAAGTTCTTTATTCTTTCAGCAAGAAGAACTTTATCTACATTTTCACCTTTATGCTTGATGTTCTTGAATACGGAATATATTGTTGAATGAACATCATTAAAAAAATCATTTTCAGATAAGAAGATGTCAATATCTGCAAATAAGTCTTGATGCTTCAATAAGCCGCTTAGTACGTGTCTTTCTACCTGTAAAGAATAAATCATCCTTTATATATGATACCTCAGTAAAAATTAAAAGTCAAGTGTTTTAAACTTAATCTTTGTCTTCGTCAAAATCGTCTTCTTCTTCGTTTTTTCTTGCTATTAAATCTGTTGTGGCTTCTAAATTTAATTGATCTATACTTTGGCTCCATGTGTTGATATAATATAATAAAGCCATAGCATTTATTTGATTATCAAATTTTGTAAATACTTGTGGGTCACCTTTACTTGAAAAATTAAAAAGTATATATCCTCCAAAACTGCATTCGTCAATTTGTTTTAATAATGAATCTGGTATTTTAAATTTTTTCTTATTTGTCACTATTAAATTTTACACTTAAATGATTAAAATTCCGCATTTTTCTTCTATATATTGTGGTGAAAGTTTTTTTAAATCAGCTTCATATAGCTCTAGGAATTTAAATTCATTCATTTCAAGCCATTTTTCTTTTTTGACATCTCTTTTTATACTCTGAAGATATTTTAATCTAGAATTATCATGAAAAAACTCATTGAAGGATTCATGTTGATTACCTTGAATCTCAATTGCTATCTTTTTTGTTGCATTTAATATGTCTACCTTAAGCATCGTTCCATAAACTGGAAACTCTTCGTAGACTATATGATTCTTCCAGTAAGGATAAAAAAATTGCTTGAATTTAAATTGCAATTTACTGCGACTCTTGCCTTCCCAGTTTATTAAATTTTTTCTTACATTTTTATTAACGAGCGTGCCGTTAATATTTAACAATCTCATGATGCAAGAGTTTTGATAAATTTATTATAAAAATAATCTACAAGAGGTTTATTCTCTTCGAGGTAGGCTCTTAGATTATCAATACCTTGATGCTGCTTCTTAAGTTCAAGATTTTGTTGTTTAAGCTCTTCTATAATTTCGTCTGAGAATGTTACCCACGCACCCTTGGCACTTGCGAATTCCCAAGAAAGAATTTGATCGATTACTTCATACTCTCTCCAAACAGAAGATCCATCCTTGCGACCATATTTAATTGGGTACTGTACTTTTGAATTAGTGGATTCATTGGTCGATTTCTTAATTGCAATTTTAACATTATGTCCAATAATTTTATTCTTAATTGGATCATATCTATCATTTGGCTTTTCAAGAATAAGGTCTTTATTAAACTTTGGTTCGAATTCAAGAATCCAATTAGCAAAATGCAATAGCGCATTACCACCAGTTGCAGTAGTTTGACGAATATCTTTATTGGCTGCATAAGGATCAAGCTTAATATCAGATCTAACTTGACTTATAAAAATTGCCATGTGACCACGTTTAGAAAGCGCAAGAGAAATTTTTTTCATCAACATTGATGAAATAACTGCGCCTCCTGCAACCTTTGTGGCTTCTGTCATACTCTTTTGAGAGTCTCCTTTAGTCATCAAACCATCAACAGAATCAAGAATGAATATATATCTCTTGTTTTCGTCATTAGATTGAATAAGATCTTTCATTAATTCTGAAACAGTTTCAAAAATATTGCATTCAAATACAAAACAAGTTCCATCTGTCCATTCTTTTGGATCGGTTACAAATTTAATTCCAGATCGCTCTTTGACTTCCTTGCTTAATCTTCCTTCTGCTTTGAATAGCAAAGCTCTAGAGTTTTCTACTGTTTTTAAGAAATTTTTTGTTACTTCTAATGCTTCAGAAGTTTTACCACCCTCATTCATTCCGATGAATCTATGCAATCCTGGGCATAAACCACCACCAGTAGCTATATCCAGATTCAAACTGCCAGTCGATACTTTGTAATAAACCTCATCTTCAAAATTATAATGGTCTTCTTTATTATCTTTTAAAAATGATAATAGTCTATCTGATGCGCTAGGACCAGATGATTCTACAACTTCTTCTTTAGGTTTTCTTCCCATATCTTATAAATTCTAACAGAGTTTTAGGTTTTTGGCAAACTTTTTTATCTTCTGCTACCTTATTTTCTTTTAATTCTATTTTAGTAATATTTAAATTCATATTAAAACTTTCATATTCCTTTAATAAGAAAGCTTTTCCTTCTGACTTTAAGAACCAAGCTAAAGATGGTGGAGGACTTCCTAGTTCTTTAAGATTATCCCAAAACTCCAAAGATTTAAATTTCTTTGTAAGTCTTTGGGCTATTTTAATTTCTCTTGGCCAATTTATATTTCCTTTAACGTATTTTTTAACTATTAATTGGCAAAGTTTATGATTTGAAATTTTCAATATCGCATTCTACCATCTTTTTCACTAAATTGTCAAATGAAATTTTAGGTTTCCATCCAAGCTCTTTCCTTGCTTTATTTGAATTTCCTAATAATAATTCTACTTCTGCTGGCCTATAAAATTTAGGATTAACTTGAAGTAATATTTTATTATTATCAGATACATACATTGTATGTTCATTTTCACCAATCCATTTGCCATTTACTCCTGCTACATTAAAAGCTTTCTCTACAAACTCTTTAATTGTATGAGTTTCATTAGACGAGAACACGTATTCTTCTGGCACTCCATTATAATTTGAATTATATTTATCTTGATTTAGCATCATCCAAACGCCTTCAATGAAATCTTCTGCATCGCTCCAATCTCTTTTTGCCTCCATATTGCCAAGCTCCATTGGTTTGAATTCTTCATTATTTTTTAAGGCATTGTGTATTCTTGCTATATTTTTAGTAATTTTTCTAGTTACGAATTCTTCTCCTCTTCTAATTCCTTCGTGATTAAATAACCATCCTTGAATTGCATAAAGATTATACGAATCCCTATATACTTTGATCAATTGTCTAGAGGCGGCTTTGCTGGCGCCATATGGACTTCTTGGCCTTAATGGATGTTTTTCGTCTTGTGGACTATACATTACATTTCCGAACTCTTCGCTAGACCCAGCCTGATATAATCTGCAAGATGGTTTATAAAGTCTAATTGCTTCTAATATATCTAGAACACTAGTGGAATTAGTCGCCCATGTTTGCTTTGCGAAATCCCAACTACTCGCTACAAAACTTTGGGCAGCAAAATTAATAAAATAATCTGGTTGAAGTTTTTCTACTGTTCGAGCGATTGCGTGTGAATCTGTTAGATCAAAATTTATTAAATGAAATCTATCCGATTGTATATGTCTTATATTTTCATGATTATATACGCTAAGTCTTCTCACTCCTCCAAAAATTAATAAATCAGTATGCTTTAAAAGAAAATCAGCCATATGACTTCCATCTTGTCCAGTTACTCCAGTTATTACTACGGTTTTTCTTCCTTTTATAAGTTTACTTGCGTCTTCAATATTTAAGATATTTGCCGTATCTATTTTTTTGCCATGATATGTTTCTATAAAATTTTTATTCATTTTTAAAAAAATTATTAATCTTTAGAAATTTATATAAATCTTCTTTTGATAGAACGCAGTCTTTAGATGAATATTCTCCATTTGTAAAATTTACTTCATTATATATATTTTTGTAATGCATTAAAAAGAAATCCTTTTCTTCTTTTATTCTTGGCATCTCTTCTTTGCAAGACATAATTTCATGAATTTTTTCACTTATTCTTGGCTTACCTATTTGATATTTTAAACCAAACTCTTCTTTATAGATCTCAAAGACATCTTTAATTAAAAAACTATCTATTTTAGGTATTAAATTAAAACCCGTATAATTTAAAGCGTTTTCTATAAGTTCAATTGCTTGGCTAATATGAATTTTAAATCTAGTCATTTCTTCTGAATACAAGGTAAGCGAGTAATTGTTTTTAAGTGCATCCCAAATTAATGGAATTAAACTTCCAGTAGAATTTGTAACATTTCCATAAATAACACTAGAAAGTTTGACTTTACTTCTTTCTGCATTTGTAATGAAACTTTCTCCTGCTACGAATTTCATTGATCCATAGAGGGTAGTTGCGGCTCTACTTTTATCTGAAGAAATAAAACAAGAGGATTCAAAATTATTATTCTCTGATATTGTTCTACTGTTTAATGCGCCATGTATAATAGTTTGAATTGATTCTTCAATATTTTGATCAACAGCCTCTATTTGTTTTAGGCTTGCGGTAAAAATACCGATTTGATGATCTTTTGAAGATTTATTCATTAAATCTAAGTTCCTTACATCTCCTAATATGAAATTGACTTCTGGATATTTCTTTTTTAAGAAATAATGTTTTGCTTCGTCTCTGCTATAAACTGTTAAGTAATTATCTTTATGCAAGTGTTCTATTAAATTCTTACCTAAAAATCCTGCTCCACCAGTTATAAATATTTTTTTATTTTTCATTTCTTAGGAAAGAATCATATTCTTTAGGGAATTTATTTGGAAAATATCTAGTATATCCCTCTGGATTGTCTGATCCATTAATTCCTCCTCCTTCAATGTGGACTCCAATAACATAATCTATTATGTCTATAAATGCAGATTTTTCAAAAGAATTTCCTTTATGTTTAAGATTTAAGTATTCATCCCATAGCACAGATATTCCCCCAGTTATCATGCCATCGTTTATTACCGATTTGTTATTTATTACTTTAGTGGCTTCTTCCATTATTTTCCAAAATCTAGATTTTTGATCTTCATTTAAATTATTAAAAAATCTTTTTTTATTAAATAAAAATGTTCCACAGCAATGAGTTCCATATTGGATAGTTATATTGCAAGATTTAAGTTTTAATATTTTTGATGTATAGAGTTTTTCTCTATTTGAAACATCTTTTCCAAATTGTTCTTTTGTCACATCTCCAAACCAAGTAATACATTTTTCTTTTTGATAAAATTCTTTAAATGATGACCCACAAATTCCAACTGAATCTTCTTCTGCTTCTAGTACTTCTATACATTCTTCAAGATATCCTTTTCTCCAGATATAGTCTGTTTCAAGAAAAAATATATAATCAAAGTTTTCATTTTTTATAATATCAAAACATTTTTTATAATTAGCGGCGTATCCTATATTCTTTTCATTTATATCTAGAGTTATATTAAGTTCTTTATTTTTTTCTTTAAAACTTTTTAAGTAATTTTGGCATTCTTCATTAGAATTATCATCAAAGATATATATATGGTCTGGTTTTTTGTCTGTATTTTCAATAGATGTTCTTAATGATTCTTTTAGAATATTTAATCTATTATAAGAAAAGTAAACAAAAGCAATTTTATTCATAAAAATTTTTCAATTCATCTAATTGATTTTTTAAAGGTTTAATTTTAAAATCTGTTTTTAAACATTTATTTATGATTATTGTTTTTTTAGATATTATATCTTTTTTTAAATTATATACGTTATTTATGAGTTTTAATAGATTATATTTAGTTATTTTTTCTGTTCCAATTTGTATGACTTTATCTTTTTCTTTCCAGTTTTTAACAATTGAAAATGCTTGGATTGACCACTCTAAGGTAGTAATTCCATTCCAATAATGATTATGAAATCCATTAACTTTATCTTTTTGATTAAAAAACCATTCCATGAGAGATTTCTTTCCATATACTTCTGGACCAATAATAGAAGTTCTTAATTGTTTTACATTATTGAATTTTTCAAGAATTTTAGATATATATGCTTTACTTATTCCATAATCATCCTGTGCATCTTTTATATCATTTTTAGAATAAAATTTATTAACTTTTAAATCGCCAGAAAATTCACAATCCGTAGTTGGATGTAAAATTTTGCCATTAAAATTTTTAGCAAGAAATAAAGGCAAGTCAATATTTATTGATTTAAAATCTTCCCATTTATTATTTTTTTGTGGAATTGCGCCAATACAATTTATTAAAAAATTTGATTTTGATTTTTTTATTAATGTTTTGAATTCTTCTGTAGGCCATCGATAGTCTATGGTTTCTATATTAATATTTTTTTTTAAGAAATACTTAACTACCATATGTCCGAGCATACCTTTATGCCCCAGAATTAAAATTTTCATCAAATAAATTCTCCAATTATTTTTCTAAAATCTGTTGTAGACATTCCAGTTTTATGTTGAAAATATTTTTGTGGATTATAACTTAATGCTTCCTTATTTTCTGAAAACAATTTTTTAATTGTCCTGGATACACCATGATAAACTGGAACATCTCCATTTAATATGAATTTATAATTTTCATTCATTTTTAATAATCTATATGGAAAATAGTCATCCATGCAATGACCTGGATACCAATTTAAATCCCATCCATCAGTATATCCATTAACTTTAAATAAATCCTCTGTTCTTAAAATTAAAGGATGTTGTCTGGAATAAGAGTCGTTTATTTTATAAAATCCATTTTTTGCTTTTTGATTGAATTTATCAAAAGTAGTTTCATCTATTTCTCCTAAATCATCAGATATAACATTTTTTTGATAGAGTGGATCATGATTACTTCTTTCAACAAGAACCGCGCATGCTGTACATGGGTAATTTTTTTCAATAGTTTCTATAAGTTTTTTATCCCATCCTATAGAAAAAATCATATCATCATTTATTATGGCTGTATATTCATGCTTTATGAATGGAATAGTAAAATCTATTGCAAAGGATGCGCCAAGATTTTTTGGAGTATTTATGTATTCTAAATTAAAATCTTCACAAATTTTTATTGATTCTGGATCTTTACCCTGAATTATTGGTATAATTTGCGTTTCTACAGTTGCAGATTTAATTAATGAATCTAGACAATTTTTTAAAAGAGCTGGAGATTTCCATGTGCATACTGGTATTGTTAAATTCATTTAGAAAAATTTTATATCCTTATCTTGATAAATATTATCTATAAAATATGGATGATTTTCCATTATTTTTGGATGAGATAAATTAAAATCTTTTATTTCTACTGGTATTGTATATATACCATTTTCTTCTTTATAACCTTGATTATATAAGCTTTGATTCTCTGGGTGTTCATTATCATAAAATTTCATTTTTAAATGAAATGATTGCGGGTTATTCTTTTTCACATAATTATAATGATAATATCTTATAGTATTGGGAAGAGTAATATATGAGTAGTTCGAAGCATAAGAGCAATGATTGGCTTCGATAAATTTTGCATTATCTTTTGGCCTAAAAACTCTAAAATATTCTCCATCATAATATTTTTTAAAAGAATTGCAAAAATTATATGAATTTAATCTTATTTCTTTAATATTATCATGATCTTTATAAAATTTTAAATAATTTAATGTTTCTTCTATTTCTTGGGTATGATGAACTTCATCTGCGTCAATTAAGAACAACCAATCTGCATTTTCTTGTATAGCTATATTCATTGCGATTTGACAATGATCGTACTCCGTGTTTCCATTCGCTTGTATTAGTTTATATTTTTTATCTAATTTTAAATACTTGTTAATTATATTATATGTTTTTTCATCTGATCTTTGGTTTGCGCCAGCAGTTTGTGCAGATTTCCATGATCCCTCTACAATATAAAGATCACCAGGAAAATGAATGACGCTTTCTAAAGCTTTATCTAAATATTCAAAATCATTAAATACCCTTAAAAAAGAAATTATTTTCATTTCCATTTCCACCTATTCTCTAAATCTTCGCCAAATTGTAACACTTGACACCAATCTTTTCTAAACCATGGATATTCATCTGTTTTATGTAATTCTTGATGACTATAATGTTTTGTGTAATTTTTACCATTTGGTTGTGGGTTATATTTTTTATAGGATATTAAGTCTATGTTTAGATCTAATAGATCTTGCATAAAAAAATCAAAATATTTTTTAATAAAATTAAATCCATCAGTTCCTCCGCCCATTTCGTGGCATCCTTCTGGATTATATTCAATTCCTCTTTTATTTAAATATTCTAAAATAACTTGTCTCTCTACAAATCCATTAATATTTTGTAAATTCCAATAAGCCTCAACATGTTCAATTTCTCCAAATAAAAGTTGATCTAGTATAAATTTAGATTCTTTCCAATCGTCCCAGCATAAACCAGAAAGTTTTTTTTCATCATTTAGTCTTAATTTAATTTTTTCAATGACGCTTTCTATTTTAGGAAAAAGTAAATCTGTTCTTATTTTGAATACATATTTAGGATTAAATTGTTTGATGACATGAATTGCATTTAATGTAGATATTTTTTGCAAATTACAATTACCTCTTCCTCGCTCTTGTGGGTATTTATTAATGATAGTTAATATGTCTTTTTGTTTTAAATACTCAAGAACATTGATTGGTGAGTCTTCCCATGTAGACCATATAACATTATTATACATTGAATAGTGATCAATGATTTTATATAGATCTGTATATGGTGTGCCTCCGATTTTAAAATCTACATCATTCCAAAAGGATGTACCTTGTACAATAAGCCATGTATCTTTTAAATCAATTTTCATATTTTGATAATAAATTTTCTTGATGAGGTCCTAATATGTATTCGTTGTTTGAATATCTGCAAGTTTCAAAATTAAAATCAAAGTACTCAATCTTTAATCCTAAAATTTGCACATACATAGATAATAACATTTCTGCATGAATTCCCATTGGAGATATCTCCCATATGGTTCTTATGTTTGTATATAAATTACTAATTTTATTAGCTACTTCTGAATTTGAATACCAAAATAAATCGCATATACCAAAATTCTGATTTGTATTAGGAAAATATATTGTATTTTCATTAATACTTGTTGGAATTATAAAATTTTCATGAAAATATATATCTGGTCTAGCTCTAACAACTAAATCATATTTAAAATTTTGGTGATTCTCTTCTATGGATTTAAGTAAATTGCATTTAAGTATTTTATAATACATTGACATTACTCTATCTATAATATGAAATTTATTAGTTTCTAGCGCTGAATTTTTAAAATTATTTTTATATTCATTATTAAATACCTCTATTTCATATTTTAATGGAGATAACTCTTTTATTAAATCATATGGAGAGGATTGATCGGGCCACATATGATCTTGATCTTGATCCCATAGGTATGTGCTTATGAAAATATCAAAATTATTATTTTTAATCAATTTATCATAAAAATTGTTTTTAATTCTTTTATAAGTTCTTGGCATCCCAGATATGCATAATGCTGATTTCATATATTTACATTTAAAATATTATTTGCATTTAATGTTCTAATTTTAAATTCTGGCCTAAGAGTTAAATACTGCCAATCAAAATTAAAATATTTTACATTAATATTATTCATATTAAGCCATACTTGAAGATGTTTCTCATTTGATGGTTCAGGTGCTACCCTATCTGCCACGATCTCTAAATTATAATATAAGTTACAAATTTTGTCCATTGTATTCGAATTAGCAATATAAACTATATCGTTTATTTCCCCGCAATGTCCAAGTGGCATATAAACTGAGTTATTATCATTTTTAATTTGATTTAATAAATCTAATGTTAATACATCTTTAATAAAGACATCCGTGCGCCATTTTATAACTATATCATATTTAAAGTTTTTTTCAAATTCATATTGATTTTTGAGTTGATTCGATTTCCATACTTTATAATAAAATGCAAAAAATCTTGCCCAATTATTCTTGTAATGAACTTGGGGTTGGTGAAAAATCTTTAAATATTTTTCGTTAGTGAAATTTTTTTCAATTTCATCGTTATAAATCTCTTCATCATAAGATGTTGGATTATATAGGTTTATCATTTTTTTAAGATTTAAATTTTCTCCTTTACCGATCTCTTCTTCTTTCACTTGATTATCCCAACAACTTATAAAAGTATCGGCATTAAATTTATCTATAATAGATTCTTTAATAAATGGAAAAGATACGTCATATCTTCTTGTTAAGCCATGCAAAAGTAGCGCTACCTTCATAACAAGATATCTTTTATTCTATTTTTAATAGTCTCTTTTATTTCTATGTCTATTTCTTGTGGTAAATATTTTTTCTTAAATTCTTTAAATGAATCGTTTGAAAATATATAATGACAACAAATTTTAATTAGATCTTCTTTATTCTCTTGAGGATTAAACTCTGAGCTTACCCATTTCTTCCATTTGCCAGAATCAAAACACATTTGAAATAAAATATTTTTAGCATCTGCACCTAGATATTTTAATATTACAGAAGACTCTATAATGCCAAACTCTGGAGCAATATTTATGCAGTCTAATCCTAGATTAAATTTTTCTTTTATAATTTCTGTTGATTGATAATCTCCATTATGCTCTTTTGATATTAAATTAAATTTTTTTGCTACTTTAAGCATTTTAAGTAGTTTATCTTTATCATATTCCCCTGTATTTTTACCATCTTTTAATTTTGTGCCACATTGAATTACTAAGTATTTAATTTTATTAAATTGATTTTCTGTAACAAGTGATTTTACCTTGTCTACAAAAATCTCAAGTTCTTCTGGTGAAATTTCTCTAAGAGCTTGTTCCGTAGCAATTTCATAATAAATATTGGCATTTGCAAATTCGCAAAATTTTAAATATTCTGCTGTTTTAATCGCAGCTTTATCTAGATCTTTATATTTTAAAAATGGATCTAAATGAATAAAGTCAAAATACTTTGTATCATTATGAAATGAGGCAAAGGTGTCTTCATTATCAGATTTTCCTTGGCTTTCTCCACCATGATCTCTAAAAATTTTTATTTTATTAGTTTTAGATCTAACATATTCTGAAAATGTTTTAGAGTTAAAGTTTCCTACATATCCTCCATCATAATCAATTTGTCTTCTAGATGGAATTAGGCCTAATTCGATATTGTTTTCAATGCAAAATTCAATTGTTGCATCTATAGTATTTAATGATACTGGCCCTAAAAATAATTTCATTTTATTCTTCTATAAATTCTTACTCCACCCCAATATTTTTGATTATCATATTCATCAATTATTAATTCAAATCCTTTATTTTCAATATCAAAATCTTCAATTCCTTTTATAACATTGATATGAGTATCTTCTTGATCGCATTCTTCTGTTTTTGGTTGCTCTGTTCCGCCTTGAAATTTTGGAGAAGTATCGTGCAATCCTAAATATCCTCCAATTTTAACTTTATTGTGATATGCTCTAAGATCTTTTAATACGTGAATCCTACAATGGCAAGCGTCAATAAAAATAAAATGAAAATCATTGTTTAGAGAATCTATTACAGATTTATCTGTAGATTTACCATCTATAAAATGCATATCTGTTTCATTAAAAAATCTAGGATCATATCCATGAAGTTTGCTGTCAACTCCATATGCTTGAGTATTATTCTTTTTAATTGCTTCTAAATATAAATGCATTGATTTAAGAAAATGCCCATGAGCGGTTCCTACTTCCAATATATTCCATTGTTCTTGACTAAAATAATCGGCAGTTAATTTTAATGCTGTTGATACGGCAACCCAATCTCCAGGTGGATTGGAGTCTAAATGTTGAATTTTTAATGAATTATCTATGATATTGAAATCTAATTCTTTTGATGAATAAAAGGAATATTCGCCATTATATATTAAGTTCATGGATTATTATATGAATCTGTTGTGTTAATGTATAAATTATATTTTCCAAAATAATATAAAAATAAACTCAATGGATATTCATGAAGCGGAGACATATTTAGCCAAATAAGAGAGGTTAAGATATTTATCTTTTTTTGATTTAAGTTATTGTTTTTTATGAATATATTAAATATTTTTTGACAATCACATAGATTATTGCTTCTTAAGATATCGCAAAATATTTTATTATTTTCATTTTTTATAAAAAATAAATTCTTGTTAATAATATCATGATTTAATACTAAGCTATGGTTTAATTTTGCTAAATCATAATATTTATCACCATATTCGATATTACCACCGAAATCTTGTCTCCAATCAATAAGTTTAAATTTATTTTTATTATAAATAATATTATCTAAGATAAAATCTCCATGAAATTTAGAAGCTTCGTCATTGCATAATGATTCAAAATCTATGGATTTTATTAAATCTAAAGTTTTTGGTATTTTAATCCCGTTAATTGTTTCTTCGTTATCTAATATATTATGCTTTATTAATGTCTTATTTACTCTTTCTATAGTTTTGTCTTTATAAAAAAATTGACATATTTTTTTAAACTCTATTCCTGCGTCAGCTTTTATCCAAAGATTATCTTTAGCGAAATTTAATAATTTATTGAACTTTTGAGTATCTATTACTTTTGATAAAACTTCACCATTTGCTATTGAATATTTATAGAAATTATTTTTATAGGCTAAAATTTCTGGACATGTATCGTTTAAATGTCTTACTCTTAAAACTCTATTTTTACAAATCTTTTCATCATGAAAAAATTTTATAACAAATTTATCAAAAATAAAAATTGATTCATCTGATTTATCTAGGATTTCAAATTTATCTTTACATTTTTTTCTAGATTCATTTAGGGAATCAACGTTTCCAATATCTAACCAAGAATTAAATTCTTTATAAGTAAAGTCTTTTTCCTTAAGCATTTCTTCTATTACATGACAATCTGATAATGAATTATCATTTTTTCTTTTATTTAAAATATCATCTAAAATTTTCCAAAAAAGTTTATAATCTTTAATCCCACATAGACCTATATAGTCGTAATCATAATTAATTTGACCCTTTTCATTAATTCTTACTATTTTATTTTTTTGAATATCAAAACTCCTGTATTGTGCGGAGTTTTTTTGTTTTGCTCCAGCAAGCCAATTTTGATTTAAATTGGGAATTTTTTCAGTAATGATTGTATCGCTTGCATTAAAAATAAATTTACATTGTAAATATTTCTTGGCACAACTAATTGAATATAATAGACTGCTACCTTCTCCTTCATATTTATCTACTCTAACAAATTCAAATTTTTTGCTAGGATAGGCTAGTGTTAAGAAATCTTTTACTTGATCGCCAAAATGACCTAATGTTACAACTATTGTTATATCGTCTGGATAGCTTTCAACAATATATGATAAAGCTGGTTTTTTTCCAATCCTTACTAGGGATTTATTTGTAAATTTTGTTAAATCACCTAATCTGCTACCTATTCCACTTGTTGTTACTAATACTTTATAGTCTGCCATAATCGTCTTGAACCCTGATAACGTCATCTAAATGATTTGTTGAGCATTCTAAATATAGGGCATCAGTAATACCTTCCATTCTATGCACCATTTTAGTTGGAACACAAAAATGATCTCCAGGATTTAATTCTATTATATTTAAATTATCTTTATCGTTTCCATAATAGAATCTTAATTTTCCTTCTAAAACAATAAACGTCTCATGTTTAAAATCGTGATATTGTAAACTGCACTTCTTATCTTTACGCATCAATAATCTTTTTACTACATAAAATTGATTTTGTTCCAATAACTCTTCGTATCCCCAGGGTTTTTCTATTTTAGATATTAACATTTTTAATTCCTTCATTTCTTTTTAAATTAAACGCAATAGCAGTATCATCTTCTGATGATACTTTCTTGTCATTTATTAAAATTCTTTTTCCATTTCCTACTCCCATTATTAGTAGATCATAAAAAATCCCAGCTTTTGATAATTGATTTTCTGTATATTTTCTTACGCCCTCTCTCCTGCCTGTTAATAATATTAGTCTATACCCTTTTCTATCCCATTCTTTTAATTTTTCTAAAGTACCATCCAGTAGATTTAAATCATCAATATGTTGTTTGCATATATCTCCTTTGTGCTCAATTAAAGTTCCATCGATATCGCAAATAATTGTATTTGGGCCCATATTATTCTTTCATTCTGCATGCCCAAACAGCTTTAGATAATTCTTCTTGCATGAAGGGTTTAAGATTGTATTTTTCACATGCTCCAGTTATGTCTGATTCTTTTATTTCTTGACCATCCCATATTTTGCCTTTAAAATTTGTTTCAAAATTTTCTACTGTATCTATATAATCATGAGCCAATATAATGTCTCCACTTTTTAGAAATTCAGAAAATAAATTAAATTCTACTTTTTTATCTCCTCCATCACAAAATACAATAGATGTGCCTTCCATTTGAATAAGATTTTTAACATTTTTAATCGTTTCTTCTTCGAAAATATTAGCTTGTATAAATTTTATATCTAGGGATTTTATAAGTTCTCTTCCATCTTTCGTATCGCCATCTCTACCTGATAAGTTCCAATCTGTAAAATCATAAGTATACAATTCACAATTATTAGGTACGATTGGATGTTTTTTTAAGAAAACCGTGAAACCTCCACAGCATGTACCGAGTTCTATAATTCTTGATGGTAGTTTATTTAATTCTTTTAGTTTATTGAAAAATTTATCAAATGCTTTGAACATATTAACTGATTGACCTGCATGTAAACCTTCTATAATTTGTGGTTGAAAACTCATTTTACTCCTTTATTTTTTCTTTAATACAACAAGATTTAATGGACAAAGGTCTGTTCCTTCTAGGGTTTCTAAATTTTGTTGTAAAAAATTATAGTCGATTTTTTCTGGAGATATTAATTCTACTTCTAATAAATTTTCATTTTGCTTTATAAACGATAAGTATGATTCTAAATTCCAATTATTTTGCCCAGTTATTTGTTCGAATAAAATAATATATCCATTTTTATTTAATTTTGGAAATATAGTGCTTGTTATAGATAGGCTATCGTGAATCCCTTCTGGAGCACCAATGCCAATATGCTGAAACACATAAGAAGAAAATATAAGATCATATTTATTTTTTAAAATTTCATGATCGATCTCTTGAGATGTATAATGAGTTTCTTTTGAATTCTTCCAGTATTTATTGTTATAAAATAAATTTAAGGCTTCTTTCGATATGTCAAATCCAAAATATTTTATATGCTTTGTATTATACTCTTCTTTTCCAAAAAATTGAGCATTTCTTCCGCACCCACAACCAATTTCTAAAACATTTTTGGATCTATCTATTAGATCTCCATAGAATTTTGTAAGTTTTTTTTGTTTAAAATCTATTGGCGTAAAAGTTGGATGTCTAATAGAATGTATAGCATCTTCAAAGTCTTTATATAAAGTTTGGTATGGTATTCCTTTATCGCTGTCTAAGTCAAAATTAATAAATTCAGATTTTTCATAAGGATCATTTTTATCTAAATTATTTGTTAGGTTTTTTAATTTCATATGACTAATTTTGTTTAATTGAATTATATATTTTTTTATGTATTTTATCTATAATAAAATTAGCTTGGGCTTTTTGGCTATAATTATTTTGCCAAAATGTATTATTTATATAAGAAGTATCATCTAGACTAGATGCATTATTTAATAAGAAATTGATTTTATTCTCGAGTGCGTCTAAATTATTCCAGTTAATAGGAATAAATGGTGCATTTTTATAAATATCTAAATTTAATAAGAATTCATTAGCGATTGTGATGCAGCCATATTTTAATGCTTCAAAAAATCTGTAAGCTTCTGGAAGCATCCCTCCATCTAAACATAAAGATATTTTTGAATCTGATAAAGTTAAATAATATTCTATTACTGATTTATCTGAACCTATTACTATATTACGATCTGAAAATTTATTCTTTATAAAGTCTATAATATGTTTTCTATTATATCTATTTTCATATTGACCTAAAAAACATAAATCAATCTTACGCTCGCTTATTGGTAAATTTGGCGCATGTATAATTGGATAGTTAAGTCCCAATGGTAATCCATACAATTTATTTGGTATATTTTCCTTAACATATTGCTTAAATGTTAAAAAAGGAATATTAATAAAATCTGGAATATCGTATGTTTCAAATGATGTAAATATTACAATATCATCTTTTTGTGGGTTTACTTTGCATGGGTCAGTTAAATATACTCTAAAGTTATATTTTTTAACTAATTTATCTTCTGATATTATTTTTGCTACTTCTGAATAAAAATCCCACTCCCACCAATTAGTGTGATTTTCTGTATTTATTCTGTTATAATAAATATTGCCTATTAACATACACTTTACTCTTTATTTAGAATTGGTCTTGGATATCCCATCCTATCATAATATTCCCAATCTATCTCTAATTCCATTTTATCTTCGCTCCACTTATATGAGCATGCTCCAAAATGCTTAAGATGATATTCAACCTTTTCTTTACCATTTTCATTTAGCCATGTCATGTGTTTTATATATGCTACATCTTTTGGTATATCTGCATATATTAATTGATTATTAGTTTTTCCATTTCTATATTTAATATCATTATCCCAATAAAATGAATCTATTCCATCGTGAATCTTTGTTTTAAATATTCTAAATGGACAAAATCCATCTAGATATGTTTTCCCGTCTAATATATAATTTTTAAAATTAATCTTAAACGCTTCAAGATCATTCTCTGCAATATATTTAATAATATTAGCAATATCTCCTAGCGAATAAAGTTCATCTGAATCTACAATCATTACATAGTCTACATTTTTATCTAGAAGATAAAATAAAGGCATATTTCTTGCTTCATTTTCTTTTATAAATTTAGGTTGATTAAAGCATATATCTATAAAATTGTCGTTTGCTAAATTAATTAAATATTCTGTTGTTGCATCTGCTTTGATATCTTTATCTTCATATTCCTTAAATGGAACTGAAACAGCGGCTATAAAAATATTATTTTGATACATTTTTTTATATAAAATCCATGGTATTATGCTCGTTGATGCATATTTAAAATTATTATAACCTGCAAATATGATTCCAATTTTCATAGTAATTCAGAACTTTCTTTTGAAAGTTTATTAATTTCTTCTAAAATATTAAATTTTTTTGAATACTCAAAAACATTTTTATAATTAAATTGAAAATTTAAATCTAAGTCAAGTGTTTCTAGGGAAAATTTAAAACCATTTATCTTGTTTTCAATTAATTCGTTTAATGATCCATTACTTGAACCATATACTGGTGTTCCTTTTGAAAAACTTTCTATAATTGTTCTTCCTAAAGCTTCTGGAAGTCTTGTTGGCATAAAAAAAGCTTTCGCATTAGAAAAAGCTTCATTGTGTTCTTGCCCTCTATTTAATTTACCTTTATACATAAAATTAGAATTACTTTTAGTTTTATTTAAGAGATATTGTTCTAATTCTTTATTACCTATACCATACGCAATAAAATTTTTATCTTTATAAATTTCTGATAGTTTTATAAAAATATCTAATCCTTTAGCACTAAGTCCCCAATTTAATCCTGCACACCATAAAAAATAATCTTTTTTTGATTCATTAAATTTAAATTCAGAATTTGTTAAACCAGTATAACACATAAAGCTTTTTTCTTTTTCCCAATCTTCCTTGACCCAATTATTGTATTGAAAATTAGAAATGAATCTATATTTTACTTTATCTAAATTTTTCATCCATCCGTGTTGTTTTTCGCAGCTGTCTTGAAATGTGCAAATAATTGGTTTTTTTAAAAATAAAAGAGGGTCTATGCTCCAATTGCTTTGACTCCAAATGATATCAAATTTTAAATTTTTTAAAACTTTTGCTACAGAATAAGCATAATATGAACTATTTTTATTAGTTATTGAAGTGGGCTCTTCTTCTGTTTCATGGATTTCAAATGGATATTCTTTTTTATTTTTTCTTTTAGGACAAACAACAAAAAAATCTATTTTATTATCAAATAAACCTTGAGCTAAGTTTTCGACAGATGTTTCAATTCCACCATAATTTTCTAATGGAAATTGTTGAACATAATCATTGCCTATTAAAGCTATTTTCATTAATCAAAATATAATATTTTATCTACTTTTTGATTTTTTGCTTTTAAATTTTGTTTGTAATTAAATTTTTCTATAAAATTTATTACTTGTACTGGTTCAGTATTAAAATTTTTTCTTAAAAAATCATCATGAATTTCAAGTATTATCTTGGGTTTATGTTTTGATAAAGTTTCTTTACAACCATTTAAAACGTTAAGTTCTGCACCTTCTACATCAATTTTAATAATATTTGGTATAATATTAGTATCATTAATGTATTGATCAATTGTTATAGTTTTCGTGCCATTTTTTGAATTTGAATCTCCAAAGAAACATGGATTACCAACTTCGCCATTTGGTCCAAGATTAGGTAAATTATAGCTTACATTATCTCCATTTCCAACTGGAGTAGAAATTAGTTGATTATAAATATTGCTATATTTTCTAGATAGATTTTCTAAAGCATATTTAATTAAATCTAAAAATCTTGTATCTGGTTCAAAAGAAATAAAAAAATCATTTTTAGCTTTGGGTGCTAATATATAGCTATATATCCCATTGAACGCTCCTATATCAAAAAAATTTCCACCATCATAAAAAGCGTAAGAAGACCTAGCCTCTTCCATGCATTCATTATTTTTATACCATTGATCTGTCATTTGATCGTAGATTGCATCATCCACCTCTATTTCTGAATTATCAAATAATAGTAATTTTTTCATATATCTAATAAATGATTATAGTAGTTTTCATTAAAATCTTCTAAATATTGATGAACCTTATGATTTGGCTCTATCCCTCCAGATTCAATCTTCCAATGTTCTTTCCAAAAATTTTTATTCCTTAATACTCTGTCTTCTAAATTTAAGTATCCATTATGTACTACAAATGGAACTGTTTTTGATCTTAATGAATTTATATCATTATCAAACATTTTAGATGATACTAAATTCCCATTTGAATCTATTAATTCACATGTGTCACTTTTTGATGTGTCTACTGTTCCGTTTTGATTTCTCGCAAAATTAACTGCTCCTCTAAAAAGATTACTTTTATGTAAATACCATTTATGTCCTATCGAAAAATAATGGTCTTTATCTTTATAAAGATTAAGAGAGGGTATCATATAGCAATTACAAATATCAAATCTTAGTTGATAAGCTAGATTAGTCCAAATATCTTTTTGCCATAATGGAATATATTCATCCATGTCAAGACCAATCTTAAATTCTTCTTTTGTGTTTTGTAATGCTTCATTTTTAATTTTACCATCTAATAATGGATCTTGATAAGAGAAATTAGTTTGAATTAATTTCAAATTATTAAATTTTAATGATTTTAATGTTTCTAGAGTGCTATCTTCTGATTTGTTTACCGCTATTACCACTTCATCTGCAAAACTACAAAAACTATTAATAGATTCAATATAATTGAAATTATTCTTGATAAGATTAAAGGCAGAGCTATATATACTAAACATTTAATAATTATAACATGAAAAATAAAATTGACAAACAAAAAAATAATAGGTACTATATAATACATAGTATTAATTAAATAATACAAAGTTTTGCTATTTTCTAAAAATAGTGAGTTTGAATTGATCCGAAACGTCGGGCAACGCTAACGAAGCTTGCGACCCGAGAAACCTTAAGAAATTAAGGGAGTGTAGGTGGAAGGGCTAACGCGCGATGGATGATCCTACCGACATCCGATAAGTGTTAGGCGAGCCGAAAGGCTTATAGACTCAATTGGGAAAATGGATCAGTTAGCTCGAAGTAACCCTATCATACAGGGAAAGCTTCGCTTTGCAAGAGCTCATTGGGAAAATAATTAATAAGAGATTAGAGATTCTGTACACATATATAAAGTAAGTTTAATGTATTGTTAACAACAACGAAATTTTTCTTTTATAATTTTAAAAAATACTGTAAACTTATATTCACAGTAAGTATGAGTAAATATATAAATGTAAAAAAACGAAATGGATCAACTGAAAAATTTGATATAGAAAAGATCAATCGAGTAATTAACTGGGCAATAGATGGCTATTCTGGAGTAAGTTTAACTGATATCGAAATTAATGCAAAAATAAATATTCATGATGGCGTATCAAGCAAGGAAATACATAATCTTTTAATTGAAAGTGCAGCTAATTTAATTTCTGTTGAAAAACCAAATTATCAATTTGTAGCAGCTAGGCTTTTGAGTTATCAATTAAGAAAAGACGTATGGAAAGGGAAGCATCCACCAAGATTATCTGAATTCTTAAAAGAAAGTATTAAAAATAAAATTTATGATGAAAGTATTTTAAAATATTATTCAGAAGATGAAATTAATAAGATTGGTGAATTCATTGATCACGATAGAGATTTTATTTTTACTTACGCTGGGATAAAGCAGCTGTGTGATAAATATTTAATTAAAGATAGGGTAAATGGAAAAATTTACGAAACACCTCAGTTTGCATATATATTAATTGCTGCTTACTCTTTCGCTAAATATCCAGTAGAGACAAGACTTTCTTATGTTAGAAAATTTTATGATGCTATTAGTAAACATAAAATAAATCTACCAACCCCCGTAATGGCTGGTGTTAGGACAAGCAGCAGAAATTATGCTAGTTGCTGTTTGATTGGAGTAGACGATACTAGAGAAAGTATTACCGCTAGCGCTACAGCAGTAAGCATGGCTACAGCTAATAGATGTGGGATTGGAATTGATGTAAGTAAAATCAGAGCTATTGGTTCTCCTATTAAGAATGGTGAGGTTGTTCATACTGGCTTAATTCCATTTCTTAAAATTTATGAAAGTAGCGTAAAGGCTTGGCAACAGAATGGTTTAAGAGGTGGAAGCGCAACTTGCAATATTCAATGGTGGCATTATGAAATCGAAGATATTATTGTATTAAAAAATAACGCTGGAACAGACGATAACAGAGTTAGAAAACTTGATTATACAGTTGGTATGAGTAAATTATTTTATGATAGAGTTTTGAAAGATGAAGATATAACTTTATTTAATAACTCAGAAGTTCCAGAGCTTTATGAAGCGTGGGGAACAAAAGATTTTGACAAAGTATATAAGGAATGTGAATCTAAAAAATTAAAGATTAAAAAGAAAGTATCTGCTCGTAAATTATTTTCTCTTATAATTAAAGAAAGAGTAGAAACTGGTCGTATTTATATACTGAATGTTGACCATGCAAACAATCATGGAGCTTGGCTAGATAAAGTTACCATGAGTAATCTTTGTACAGAAGTTATTCATCCAACTATCCCATTAAATGATTATCACGATAAAAATGGAGAAATTGGAATGTGTATTCTTTCAGCGGTAAATATGTTAGAAATTAAAAACTGGCAAGATCTTGAAAAGACTTGCGATCTTATCGTTAGATTTCTTGATGAAATCATTGATCTTCAAGATTATTTTAATATTGCTGCTGAGAATTTCGCTAAAAAACGTAGAAGTCTTGGAATTGGAATAACTAATTTAGCAGCATTTTTAGCCAAGAATGAATTAAAATACACTTCTGATAAATCATTAGCAGTTATTGATGAATGGATGGAATATTTTCAATATTATCTTTTAAAGAGTAGCGTTGAGTTAGCTAAAGAAAAAGGTAAGTGCGAAAAATTTGATAAAACTAAATATTCTAAAGGAATATTACCAATTGATACTTATAAAGATAAATTAGATGAAATTATTAAAAGAAAATTATGTCTTGATTGGGATAAATTAAGAAAAGATATTAAAGAGTTTGGTTTAAGGCATTCTACATTATCTTCTTGTATGCCTTGTGAGAGCAGTTCTGTTATTCAATGTTCAACAAATGGAGTAGAACCAATCAGAAGCCTTATAACTTATAAGACTAGTAAGATGGGTAAACTTCCAGTTATGGTCCCAGGAATTGGCAAATATGATGATAATTATGAATTAGCTTATGATTTAAAAGATAATAGTGGTTTATTAAAAATTAACGCAGTTATTCAAAAATATATTGACATGGCAATATCAACTAATGTATACTATAACTATAGTCATTATGAGAATAATATATTACCAGATGCAAAAGTTATGAAAGAAGTAATGTATGCCTATAGCCTTGGATTAATTAGCATGTATTATAATAATACAGATGATGGAGATAAAGAGCAATCATTAAATCAAAAAGAAGATAGAGACTGCTCAAGTGGTGCGTGTAAATTGTAATCCATGAAAACAGTATTAAATTTTAAGAATATAGATACTACGAAGCAACCATTATTCCTTGGAGAAGATCTTAATCTTCAAAGATACGATAGATTCAAATATCCAGTATTTTTTGAGTTATTTAAAAAACAAAATGAAAATTTCTGGTGGCCTCATGAAATAGCTTTAGGAAAAGATAGAAGTGATTATAAGAATTTAACAGATACAGAAAGATTTGTATTTGATAGTAATTTAAGATTTCAAACTCTTGGAGATAGTATGCTTTCTCGTAGTATTCATTCTCTGAAGGATTATGTAAGTAATCCAGAACTCGAAATTTGCATGAATACTTGGGCTCAATTTGAAGGTATACATAGCTATTCTTATTCTTATCTTTTAAATAATGTTTATCCAGATGCAACTAAATTTTTTGATAGTATTATGGAAGATAAAGAAATTACTAGCCGCGCAGAACTTATTAGAAATAATTTTGATAAAATTCTTGGAGATGATAATAAAAAAGATCCTAAACAAAAGATTTTTGATGCTATTCTTTCTATTAATGTAATGGAAGGTCTTGTATTTTATGTTTCCTTTGCTTGTTCTTTCTATTTTGGATATCGTGGAAAAATGGAAGGCAACTCTAAGATTATTAAATTTATCCAAAGAGATGAAGCTCTTCACTTTGCAGTAAGCCAGAATCTACTTAAAATTTTAAAAGAAGAAGATAAAGAAGGTTTCACATCAGTAGTAAAGAAAAGTGAAGATAAAATATATGCTTTTTATGAACAAGCGGCTAAAAATGAAAGCGAATGGTCTAAATATCTATTTAGTAAAGGTAATTTACTTGGATTAAATACAGAGGTTCTAGATGGTTATTCTAAATGGTTATGCGATAATAGACTAAGAAGTATTGGTTATAAGAAGATATTTAATCAAAAGGATAATCCCATAGGTGGTTGGTTAGATAGTTATTTAGATAGTAGTAAAGTGCAAGTAGCCCCTCAAGAGACAGAAATATCAAGCTATAAGATAGGTGCAAGAAAAACTGATATATCTGATGATGATTTCGATAATTTTAAACTATAATAAGTATTAATAATGTGTAAATATCTATGTGAATTTAGATATTCCTTTACTTTTTAATCTAGTTTTAGGAGCATTATCCTTTTTAGGTGGATGGTTATTTACTAGAGTTTTCTCTTTATTCGATAAACAGGAGACTTTAATGAAAGAAATTAATGATAAAACATTTAGTGATTTTATCACTTTAAGGAAAGAAATGGAATTAGAAAGCCGTAAACATCAACAAGAAATATCAGATTTAGCATTAAAAATTAGCACAACTTATGTTACTAAAGAGTCATTCGAAGCTTATTTTGATAGAATTGAAGCTAAGTTAGATCGTAATTTTGATATAATACAAAATCATTTAAGTAGAAAATAAAATTAATTTTTTATTTTATTAAAATCTCCATAATTAACTAGAATTTCTTCTCCAATTTGGATATCTTTTACAGAATACATATACATTTTTTGATATTCTGAATTATATATAATTTTAACATTTTGATTATCATCAGTAAAGCTATTATTTATAAAACTAGCATCTCCTAGAAGCATCATATAAATATAATGATCTTCACCATTTGCACATTTAAAATGTATTTTATTTAAATAATTATCGAAAGCAAGCACATTATAATATTTAATAAATTGTTGCTCAATTTCAGAATATAATAAATTATTATCTATATAATTTTCAGCATAATCTTTTGGTAAAACTGTAAATTTTAAATCTAAAAGATTTGTATCTTTTTTAATAAATTTTTTAGCAAAAAGACCATTTCCATGTAGTTTAGACTTTTTAACAAAAAATAAATCTGATGCATTTTCTTCATTCATAATAATGTTGGCGGTGGTCTTTTACCTTTTCTTTTTTTACTCCATTTATCTAAATATGCAGTTTTTAACTTATCTTCTCCAAATTTATCTTTTCTTTTCTCAGAAAGCTCTTTACTTCTATCCCATAATTGACCAACATTATCTTTTTTATTACGAGTTTTTTCTGCAAATTCCTTAGAAGTACTGAATGCGTCTAATTTTGTATCAATACCAACTTGAGGCACGGTAAATATTCTATTCCATTTTAAACCATTTTTATCAATATAAATATGGTCATCATTCACAGATTGAATAATTTCTATGATATCCTTTGTCTTAGGATTTTCATAAATATATACTGGCATATATTATTATATATGAGAAATAATATTTTTATATAATAAATCTGAAGTAAATTTATTTTGTAAATCTAGACCAGATTTATTTAATCTATTAGATAATACTTTTTGCGTTGCTAATTCGCATGCACTCAAGAAATCATCTTCTGAAAAATCAAAAATTGAACCTTGATTGTAGGGTGCTCCTTTTTGAAAGAACATATTATCGTATGCTTCAATTTTACCATTAGGTTCAACTAATATAGAGTTCTCTTCATTAGCCCAATCTTTATAAGCATGAGCATTCAATATAATTCCATATTTACCTAAAGCTACAGAATGAAACTCTGGAAGACCCCAGCCTTCACCACCACTCATTCCAATAATAATATCTCCACTATTTAAATAGTCATTATAAGCAGTATTTGTAGGCATATAATTAATAAAAGATATATTAAAATAATTTTTACCTTCTAAAATAGAAGCGATTAAAGCTTGTTGTTGCTCTGGTTGAATAAATGGATTAGCTATAGCACATTGAAGATAATATTTTTTATTATTACCATATTTTTTAAGCCAATTTTGAATTATTTTTTTATGATGTTTTCTTTTTTCTAATTTACCAACTAAATTAAAAACTATACGGTCATCATTAAAGTATTTCTTATCTTTTTTAAAGAAATTATATTTATCAAATGCTAATGGTACAAAATGAAGATTCTTACAACCGTAAGACTTGAATAGCTCTATTGTATAATTTGAACTGAATATAACTTTATGGTTATTTTTTACAGTATTTATTTCAATTGGAGTTGGCGAATCTAACTCATAAAAAGAGAACAATATTTGTTTTTCAGAAAAACTATCTAAAGCTCCGTTTAGATGCCATAATTTAAATATTGGATTTGATCTATTGTGAACTGCTAGAGCAGAATTTACAGATTTTTGTAAAATTCCTAAATATTCTTGAGGAAAGTCTGTCTGGCTACCCAAATCCACAGAGTTGCCAATTACAAATGTAATAAATTCTTTATTATTTTTAATAAGCTCTCTAATTAAAAGAGTGCTGGTTTGACCAAAACTAACTGAATTTATTGGAACATTTAATACTAAACTCATAGAATATCATCTTCTACTTCTTCTACGATAGGCTTGCTCTTTTGCATAGCCTTAACTGGAGCTTTAGTAGGAGTTGATACTGAAGCTTTATTTTCTAAAGGTTTAGAAATATAAAGTCTATAATCTGGAGCTTTTTCGTTTGTCTTTTTACTATTAGCAAAAACTACGACATCAATTCTTTGACCATCATGATCATTAATATATCCAGATAGGAAAGACATTCCAGTTTTGCTCTTCTTTTTCCATAGAGCACCAAGTTCATTTTGATTTTTATTTGTATTTTGAGTTGTATTATTCATTTTTATATTGTATCTACTTTATTAGATTTTGTCAAAACAATTTTTACTGTTAAATTTAACTTTAAGTAATGCAATAGCTTTATTATGTAGATTAATTGCAGTTTGAGTGCTAATATTTAGCTTTTTACCTATTTTCTTCCAAGGCATATTCTTTTTATTATTAAAATATCTTAAATTATATATTTGAGATATCCTTTTGTCTTGCAAAGAGTTTAGTATATCGAATATATATTCTTTAACTTCTTCTTTTTTTATTTCATTTTTTAAAGCGTTTTTATCTATATGATAAATCAAATCTTTTTCTTCCATTGCTATAGTTTTATTATTATCATTAAGTAAATTTAAGCATTGATATCTTACTTGATTATATAACCAAGTAGAGAATTTAGATTTTTTATCTGGATTAAAAGAGATAGCAGATTTATATACTATATAATCTTTATCTTTTTTAACATCATCTATAAATATTCCAGAACAATTTAAAGCATTTGAGTATTTATTATATATATTATTACATAGTGGCGAATGCCTATTAATTAATTCTTTAAGGCAAAATTCATCATTATTGATCTTAATGCCTTTGATAAGCTCTTCGTCAGTTTTAGTTATTGTTATTGTGTTTTTCATATTTTTTTAATTTGTAAATATTTTTCGTAAACATTCTTTAATTGTTTTTGCATTAAATCATACAAGAAATTAACATCTTGACAAGTTTCCCAAGATATTGCTATATCTGCTACCGCTTTTAATTTATTGTCATTAGCTTTTTCTTCTACATTAGCTGGAGGAATTACAGAGCCATCATCAAGTTTTCTTGATATATGTATTAATAATCCATTATGATTTTTAAGCCAAGAATATTCATCTTCTTTGTATTCTATATATCTTACGTCAGTAATTATAGGGACAATATCCTTTTCTATAAGTTTTTTAATTTTAGGATCAAGAAGTGATGTCCAATACTTGCCTTCAGTTTGAGCTCTTCTACATTTTCCATATGCAACCATTAATGGTCTTACTAGCTCCTTTTCTGTTGGATTGCATTTAAATAAATCTATTTTAAATTTTTCTTTAGTGAAATCATTCAACTCATGTTTCAAGTCATCTGCGAAAGCCAATCTTTCAGATTTTATATTTTTTTCTTCTAAATATTTTTTTAAAATAGAATAAAAAGTGTCCTTACCAGATCTAGCGACTCCAGTTAACCCTATCATATTATTCACTACTTCCTTCTGAAAAAGTTTCACCATCATAAGTTGGGCCACTACTATACTTTGGAGAAACATATTTATAATTACTGATTTGTTTTTGAATAGCGGTTTTTACGGAATTTAAATTTGGATCAATTATTTTAGCTTCAAATGGTTTATTAAAAATACTCCCATTAGAAGTATTTGTTGAGTCACTATTGTACTTATAAGTTCTATACATTTTATCTCCAACAATAATATAGGTTGGAAATGGTTTAGATATAACAGATCCTCTTGATGAATTTGTGTCTCCACTTGCATATCTATATTTGTAAGTTTCATAAACTTCAATTCCTCTGTGAGTCTTGAGATAATTATACTCTTGAAAGGGTCTATTAAATATAGATCCATCAGATGAATTAGTGCTACCATCTCTATATTTATATGTTTCATATACTGCACCAGTTTGAGAAAATCCAATACTCATCGATGCAATTAATATGTATATGGTATATAATTTATTTTTCATATTTATTTATGTTAACTCCATAATATTTAAAAATTTCCAAAGCATTTTGATCTGGTTCATAATCTTCTAAATATATAATATTTTTAATTCCGTGAGCAATAATTGCAGTAGCGCAAGAAGAGCATGGAAGCAATGTACAAGCCAGAACATGTGGTTTATCGGTTCTTTTTATCAAACTCAAGGCATTGATCTCTGCATGAAGAATATACTTTCTTCTAGCGTCCCTATCATCCCAAAACCCTTCTTTAGCATCAAACTTTGATGGTAAACCATTATATCCAACAGATAAAACTCTGCCTTCTTCATTTAGAATACAGCAACCAACCTTTTTAAAAGGGTCTTCTGATCTCAAGGCCCAAACCTTTGCAGTAGCTAAGGCAATATTAGTGAAAGATGTTCTATTCATGATTTTTAATCCACCAAAATAAAGATATTGATAGTCCAGCCATCATGCAGAATAAGTTCTGGTAATCCATTTATAAATACTACTTTAAATATAAATCATTGTCAAATACAAACTTGACATTCTTTTCAAAATATAGTAATATATTTGATATGATAAATGAATTTAAAGAAGCATTAAGTTACGATGATATTTCACTTCTACCAAATTTCTCGGATATTACCTCAAGAAAAGAAGTAGATACTACAACTAAAATTTCAAGGAATAATTCTATTAAAATTCCAATTATATTGTCTCCAATGGATACTGTTTCTTCTGTAAAATCATGTATTAAAATGAATAAAATTGGTGCAGCTGGAGTGCTTCATCGTTTTATGTCGATTGACGACCAAAGATCAAAATCAAAAACAATCAAAGATGAAAGCGGATTTTCTATAAATGCGATTGGATTAAAAGATGCCGAAGAAAGAATTAGAGCTACTAGCACATATACTGATATTTATTTTCTTGATACTGCCAATGGGTTAGCAAAGAATGTAGAAGATTTTTTAAGATGGTTTAAGACAGCTAACTTTTCTCAAGATATCATAGTTGGAAATACATTAACTAAAGAAAGCGTATATAGATTAGCAAATTTAAAAGCAGATGGCTTTAGACATCTTATTGGTCCAGGCTCAATGTGCTTAACCCAAGTTAAAACTGGAATTGGTTGTCCAAGTTTGACTGGAAATTATTACGCTTGGAAAGCTATAAGAAATTGGGAATTATCTCAAGTAGATCTATTTAAACATGATAAACCAAATCCAGAACATAGACCGAGTATTTTAGCTGATGGAGGCATTAGATATCCAAAAGATTTAGTTAAAGCTATTGCTAGCGGTTGCGATGCTGTTATTTGTGGAAGAATATTTGCTGGCCTAGAGGATGTTATGGATGATGAGGATATAGTAGAAAAAAATGGAGTAAAATATGCTAAATATAGAGGTATGGCTAGCAAAGATGTAGTAGAAGATTATGAACTACATGATGGCACAAAGAAAAATCTTTTTGTAGAAGGAGACAATACTTTAATTCCATTAGCAAACAAATCACTAGAAGATGTTGTTTATGATTTTACTAATGGTTTAAGAAGCGCAATGAGTTATCTTGGCTTTAGATCTCTAGAGGAGATGAGGGGTGGACTTTGGACAAATAAAATTGTAGCAGTTAGAACCACCGCCAACAGCATGTACGAAGGGTTTGCTCATGGAAAATAATTTTTTATCTATAATTTATTCATCTTTCTTTTCAACTTTTATATTTATCATATTGTATAATACAAATGTTATAGTAGAATATTGTAAATACTTGCCTTTCTTTAAAGAAAAATTAAAGATAAAAGACTATTTAGATTATCAAAACCTTACTGGAGACACTACTTTACTATATATACAATACTTGGCTTCCACTTATAATAATTTTTTTATTAAACTCATAAGTTGTCCATTATGCTTTGGATTTTGGGTTAACTTAATAAGTTTGCTGTATTTGTCTAATATTAAAGGAGTATTTATATCCTATACAATAAGTGTAATATTATATACAATATTTAAAAAGAATTATGATACAATTTAATTTCGTTACGTTTTTCGATGCAGCAGTACATTTTGATTTAGAATTTGTTAAAAAAGACACAACTTTTTTAAAATATTTTTACTTAATGATGCCTAAAAAAACATGCAATTGCCCAAATAAACCAAGAGTAAGATCTCTAGAAAACGAAAATCAAGCTTACGAAATATACTTAACTTTTAAAGATACTTTAAATAAAGATTTTTTAAATGAATTTAAAAGTAAACTAGAGAATCAAGAGTTAGAATTTTTAGATAAAGAAAGTAAAGTTATATTTAAAGTATAGCCTTGGACTATTTAGTTCGTCGGTGGCGGAAACCATTCTGGTCCTTGTGGAATCAAATTAGTTCCATCACCAACTGGATTTAAAATTCCTGGATTAAAAATTCCACCATTATCAGTACTTCCTGGATCAGAAGATCCACAACCACCAGTTCCACCACCCTCTGGAGTTCCATTTGGTCCTGGAGGAAGTGGCGCTGGAGCTGGTCCAGGAGAAGGAAGCTGTGGGCTACTTCCACCTCCGCCTCCGCCCCCACCCCCACCTTGACTTCCACCGCTGTTACCACCCCATTGTTGACTAGCCCATTGTCCAGCAGCCATTGCTGGAAGTATTCCGAATGACAAAGAAAACATGCCCAATTTTATAGATTTTTTTTCAAAAATTTTATTATAATTAAGAAATTTTATTTTCATATTATGTGAATCTTAATGTTAGATCATTTCTACTATTGTTACCTTTGTATATCATATAACCTCTTTTTATAGAGTC